GAAGATTATATTACTGATTTGGTTGACAGGTCAAGAAAACTACAAAATAAGATGGGACAAAATCCATCCTACGCAAAAAAGAAATTATATGGACAGACAGGTGATGATGATTACCTATCAAGTTTAGGACTTTAAGTTTAAACCCCTCACAATTGAGGGGTTTATTATTTCCAAGTATTTATAGAATATGTCACTAAGTAAAGAAGCGGTTATAATGGAATATAAAAAGTGTATGATGTCAACAGAATACGCTTTAAAAACATACCTACAAACCTACGATAATACGGTACAAAAATATGTGCCGTTAGAATTATTTCCTGACCAAGTTGGATTGGTTGAAGATTATGAAAATTTTAATGAAAATATTGCATTAAAATATCGACAAGCGGGGGTCTCCACAGTAACCGCCGCATGGTCGTCAAAAAAATTGGCTTTTGCTAAAAAAAGTAAACCTGAAAAAATTCTAATAATTGCAAATAAATTGGATACTGCGGTTGAATTTGCTAACAAAATACGAGGTTTTACTGAGCAGTGGCCAAGTTGGGTTGGAATTGGATTCTCGGCTGAAAAAAACTCACAAAGACATTTTAAATTAAATAATGGATGTGAGGTTAAAGCAGTTGCAACATCAAAAGATGCTCTACGTGGTTACACTCCAACCATATTAATATTTGACGAGGCGGCATATATTGATGCTGATGATGATTTTTGGGCGGCTTGTATGGCATCCTTATCCACAGGAGGTAAGGTAATTGTTATATCAACACCAAATGGCTATGACCCAATTTATTATGAAATCTATGACCAAGCATTAAAGAGAATGAATGAGTTCAAAATTTCTGAGATGGTTTGGTGGAAAGACCCGAGATATAACAAGGATTTAAAATTATTAAAAGTTAAAGATGTTATTCATTATTATTTGAATCGAGGGGAATATAGTGATGTTGAGGAAATAAGTTATGAAAATACTCAAAAAAATTATGATGAGATAAGAAAATATATTGCTCAAGGGTTTAGACCTTCTTCCACTTGGTATGAAACTATGGTTAAAAAATTGAAGTATGACCGAAGAAAAGTTAACCAGGAGTTGGAGTGTGAATTTTTAGGTTCGGGGGATAATGTATTTGACTCGGATGTTATTGCAAGGATAAAAAACGAACAAATTAAAGAACCTGAGACAACTATGATTGGTGGAGCTCTTTGGATTTGGAAAGAAGTAACTGCGGGTCACAAATATATTATGGGAGTTGATGTCAGTAGAGGAGATAGTGAAGATTATTCAACATTCCAAATAATTGATTTTGACACACGAGAACAAGTTGTAGAATACGTTGGAAAAATACCACCTGATACGTTAGCGGAACTATGTTATAAATGGGGAACCATGTATTCTGCGTTTATAGTTGTGGATATTACAGGTGGAATGGGTGTAACAACATCTTTACGACTTAGAGAATTAGGATACAGAAATATGTATGTTGATGGAGTTGACTTATCAAACAAATGGCAATATGACCCAAAAATAAATGAAAAAATACCTGGTATTAATTTTAATAATAAAAGGGTTCAGATTATTGCAATATTTGAGGAATACTTACGTCACGGGTTTTCAGTTAGGTCGAAAAGGTTACTAAACGAAATGAATACTTTTGTTTATGTGAATGGAAGACCTGACCACCAAAAAGGTCAACACGATGATTTAATTATGTCAATAGCAATGGCAATATATGTCGGGGAGTCATCGTTTTCTCAATTAACAAAAGTTACTAATCACACCAAGGCAATGTTAAATTCATGGTCAGTTGAGACAAATGAATTAAAAAAAGAAACTTTTGCAGCTCCTGTTATAATTGAAGGCGGTCATAAAAAAAATCAACCAACACTTAAAGACTACCAAACATATTCATGGTTATTTGCTGGAAAAAGATAAACAAATATTTAAACTAAATTTAAAAATATTATATTTTGAGTTATGAGTAATGAAAAATTAACAGTATGGCAAAGGTTATCGCAAACATTTGGACCTAATTCTTTATTAGGACAAGATTACCCGACATACAAATATGACAAACAAGAGCTTTTAAAAACTACTTCAAAACAAGAGTATGACAAAGAAAAATTACAGGCTCAACAAACATATTATTTGGCTAATCAATGGGCTAAAATAGAAAATAATTTATATACTCAGGCGGTATATTACGAACCAACTAGATTATCATCATTTTATGATTATGAATCTATGGAATTTACTCCTGAGATATCTGCGGCGTTAGATATATATTCGGAAGAATCGACTACTGTAAACCAAGATGGATATATGTTACAGATTTATTCTGAATCTAGACGTATCAAATCAATTATTGCCGATTTATTTAATAACGTATTAGATATCAACACAAACTTACCTATGTGGACAAGAAACACATGTAAGTATGGTGATAATTTTGTTTACTTGAAGTTAGACCCTGAAAAAGGTGTTGTTGGGTGTTTGCAATTACCGATAATTGAAATTGAAAGATTAGAAGCGGGAATGGGAGCTCACTCAACTGACTCAACAACTGACCCAAAGAAAAAACATTTGAAGTTCAAATGGAAACAAAAAGATATTGAGTTTAATACGTGGGAAATAGCTCACTTTAGAATTTTAGGTGATGATAGACGATTACCATACGGAACTTCGATGTTAGAGAAGGCTCGTCGTATATGGAAACAATTATTATTGGCGGAAGATGCTATGTTAATTTATAGAACATCAAGAGCTCCTGAAAGACGTGTATTTAAGGTATTTGTCGGTAACATGGATGATGCAGATGTTGAACCATATATCCAAAGATTTGCAAATAAATTTAAACGTTCTCAAGTAGTTGACCACAATACAGGTAATGTGGATATGAGATTTAACCAAATGGCGGTTGACCAAGATTACTTTGTACCTGTTCGTGACCCTCAACAAGTGTCACCTATTGATACATTAGCAGGTGCTCAAAACCTATCAGAGATTGCGGATATTGAGTATATCCAAAAGAAACTATTGGCGGCAATTAGAGTTCCAAAAGCGTTTTTAGGATTTGAAGAAACTGTAGGTGACGGTAAAAATCTATCATTACAAGATATACGTTTTGCAAGAACTATTAATAAAATTCAGAAAAGTATGATATCTGAATTAAATAAAATTGCAATTATACACTTGTTTATTTTAGGTTTTGAGGATGAGTTATCTAATTTCCAATTATCTCTGACAAATCCTTCAACACAAGCCGATTTATTAAGAATTGAAGTTTGGAAAGAAAAAATACTTTTATATAAAGATGTTGTTACAGGTGTTGAAGGGATTGCCCCGGCATCAGTGTCTTGGGCTAAGAAACACATTCTTGGTTTTTCTGATGAGGAAATTAAACTTGATTTACAACAACAAAGAATTGAAAGAGCGGTTGCATCTGAATTAACTAAAACTCCTGAAGTTATTACTCACACAGGTTTATTTGATAACTTAGACAAGTTATATGGTAAAAAAGAAAATGAACCAGCAGGTGCTGAGGCACCTGCAGGAGAACCAACTGACATGGGAATGGGTTCACCATCTGAACCTGTAGGAGGTCCGACACCACCAGAGCCAGGTGCTCCTGGAGAAATTCCACCAACAGTACCTGAAGAAGAAAGAAAAGGAAATTTAAATATTTTATTGGAAAATTCTAATGTGTTTGGGGATGATGAAATTATTGATTTGTCTAAAGCCAAAAATTTCTTAAATGAAATGGAGAAAGAACTTGATAAGTTATTAGATAAGTAAATATTTATTAAATAAAAGAAAAATGAAATTCGGATTAATTAAAACCCTAATTGAAAATAGATTGGTAGAATCATTCAAAAAGGATGACCTAACAAAGAATATGAAAATATTCAAATCAAAATTATTAACAAATAAATCGTTTGTTAGTATGATGAATATTTACGACAATTTAAATGAACATAAGGAATTGGATAAAGAGAGCGCAAATTATTTAGTTGATGATTTGTCTAATGAATTTAAATCTATTAAACTTGATGAAAACACAATTAAGTTTATTAAAACTTGGACATCAGGTATTGTAGTTGAAAACAAATACTCAGTTATTGATGATTTGTTATATGGTGATAATACTAAACCCGAGAAAAGGTCTATTGCTAGAAAATCAATCGTAGAGTCATTAGGTGAGAAAAATATTATTAAAGAGTCTAAAACTCCAAAATTACCAATATCAACTATGTTGAAGGTTGCTAACTCAAACGCTAAGAAATATTTAGACACGTTAACCGAATCTGAAAAAAAGGAAGTTCTTTCAATAATGGAATTAAAGGATGAAAAATTAACTGAAAGTTTTTCTAAATTAAAAGAAGATACGATTTCTAAAATAGATAAACTCATTTCAGAATCTGAAGAAGGACTTAAAGAAACTTTGTCAGATACAAGAGAAAAAATACAAAGTTCAATCCCGACAAAAAAGGAATATATAAAACTTTTGGAATTAAACAAAAACATTTAACAATAAGTCCGACATCTGTCGGACTTTTTTTGACAATAAAGTATTAAATGTTTATAATTAAAATACTAATAAACTTTGTTGTGAAATTTTTTAATGAAGAAAGGAAAATCATGTGTCGTCAATGGATACAAAAAATTTAAATGCAGTTATGGAACAGTAGATTCCAAAAATCTAAAATCAATTTATTTGAACTTACAAACTTGGGTACAACCAAAAAATCACGAAGTTAATTGGGAGAGATTAATCTCAAATTTATCAAGAAATATTAAAATGTTGGTGTCTGAAATATTGGATGTTAACATATATGGTGAAAACATTATTGTTGATTTAGATTTAAGAGCCAGCGGAATATCACTTAAAAAAAGGTCGTTCATGAATTTAGAAATTACTTTATTTGTTAAAACAAATACTGAATTCAAATCTAATGAAATAAAAAATTCTGTTAAAAATATTATTTCTCATATCGAGAAAGAGGTGATTAAAAAAAATAAATATTTTTCTTTTTATTTGACAAAATCAGATACTAAAATAAAAACTGAATTGGTTTAGTATTTATTATAAAAAAAGAAAATGCAAAACTATAAGATATTAGGTCCAAATGAATCAGGAAAAGGGGTATTAATTGAAATGGATGCTGGTTATGTTTCCCCAAATGAAGCAAGAAATATTAAAGTACTTCAGGAAAATAAAAACATAGCTGACTATTCTAAACCTTTTGAGTTTTATGCGGTATTACAAAAATACGATACACCAAATAGAAATGGTAGAATTTATCCTGAAAGAATATTAAAGAGAGAGGCCGACAATTACATTAAAAATTATATTAATAAGGGAACATCTCTTTCAGAATTAAATCACCCTGAATCGTCTTTAATTGACTTAGATAGGGTTTCTCACATTATTACCGAAGTATGGTGGGAAGGGAATGTTTTAATCGGTAAACTTAAATTATTAACATCACCAGGATTCCACGAAAGAGGGATATGTTCAACTAAAGGAGATTTGGCGGCAAATTACCTAAGACAAGGTGTTACTTTGGGTATATCATCAAGAGGTGTTGGTTCTTTAAAAAAGAAAGGGGAACAAAATGAAGTTCAAGAAGATTTTGAATTAATTTGTTTTGACTTAGTATCGTCTCCATCTACACCAGGAGCATATCTATTCTCAGATGTTAATGACAGATTGAAATTTGAAGAAGATTTGAAAGAAGAACAAGTTGTTAAAAATCAAAGATTAGGTGGTAACTCTATTGATTTAATGAATAAATTAAACGATTATTTAGGAAAATAATTTAATATGGAAATGGACGAAAAATATTTTGTGGCAAAAATCCAATACGATTTGCCAGATGAAAACTCAGGAAAGATTAAAAAAGTCAGAGAAGAGAAATTAGTTAAAGGTTACAACGTAACAGATGTTGAAGCCAAAGTAACTAAAGCTTATGAATCATTTTCTTATGATTGGAGAATTACTTCAGTTGCGGAAAGTAAGATTGATGAGATTTTTGAGTAATTTTTAATTAATCTTAAAATAATAAAGGGGAGTGTAAACTCCCTTTTTTTATGCTCAAAACAAACAAAAATTAATTTTTTTTAAATCTTGCCATATTTATCAATAAAATATCTAAATGAAAAAAGAAAATTTAGTTGAAGAAACAATCTTACAATTACAAAATTTGGAAGATGTTATCAATGAAAACGCAAAAGAAATACTTGCTTCTACTATGGAGAAAGAAATTAGCGAATTAGTAAAAGAGTCTATGAAAGAAGAGGCTGATGATGAAACATTAGAGCAGTCTAATGACACCCCTGAAGAAATGTCTGAACAGGAATCTGATAAAGAATTAGAAATGGATTTGGATGACATGGATGACGATTCAGAAGAAATTGATATGGACATGATGAATATGGACATGGATGACGATTCAGAAGAAATTGATATGGGCATGATGGACATGGACATAGATGATGATTCTGATGAATCTGATATGGGAATGGACATGGACATGGATATGGGTGGAGAAGAAACAATCGACTTAACAGATGCGAGCGATGATGAAATTCTTAAAGTATTTAAATCTATGACTGACAACGACTCTATCTCAATCGAAAAAGATGGAGATTATCTTCATTTAACTGATGAAGATGATGAGTACTTAATCCAAACTGAATCTGAAGAAATGGACGAATCTTGGTCTGAAGAAATGGACGAACAAGAAGAGGACATGGATATGATGGATATGGATGATGAAATGGACATCACAGTTGCTGATGATGATTCAGAAGAAATTGTCTATGAAATTGAAATGGATGAAGAAGAAGTTGAAGATGACGAATTTATGAATGAGAACAAACACTTTGCATTTGCAAAAGGCTTTAAAACTGAAACAAAAGAATCTGCAAAATCAATTAAACCAAAAGTAGGTAATGACGTAACGACTGGAACTCCTAATAAATTTTCATACAAGAAGACTAATAAAGGATTCAAAGAGGAAATGCCACAAGGCACTAAAGGTGTTGGAATGGGTAAAGCCAAATTTGAATACAAAGAGTCTAAAATGAAAGAACCTAAGAAAGTTGAAACTAAGGAAGCTGCTAGAACATTAGGTAATGGTAAGAGATGGGGAAGAAAAGGTTTAGACAAACCAAGAAGTGCTCCTCGTCACTTAGCAATTGAATCAACGCAGTCTGAACTTGAAATGTTGAGAACAAAAAATGAAGAATACAGAAAATCTTTGAATTTATTTAGAGAAAAACTTAACGAAGTTGCTACATTTAATTCAAATTTAGCTTACGCTACAAGATTGTTCACAGAACACTCAACATCTAAACAAGAGAAAATCAACATTCTAAGAAGATTTGATACCGCAGAAACTTTAAAAGAGTCTAAAGCACTATATAAGCAAATTAAAGACGAATTAACAGGTGAAAAGAAAAAATTTGTTAATGAGTCAATCGAAACAGCAATTGAGAAGACTCCACAATCAGGTTCAGCAATGAATTTAATTGAGTCTAAGACTTATGAGAACCCTCAATTCTTGAGAATGAAAGACATTATGTCAAAAATAACAAAATAAACAATAAACTAAAAAATAATTAAAACCAAATAAAAAATGGGAGCATTATTAGAAAGTGGATTAGTAGGTAACATCGGTCTTAAGCACCTTAAAGTTATCAAAGAAGACACTATAAACAAATGGGACAAATTAGGGTTCCTAGAAGGTCTACGTGGCCACCTAAAAGAAAATGTAGCTCAGTTGTATGAAAACCAAGCTTCATTCTTAATCAACGAATCTTCATCTACAACTGATTCAGGTTCATTCGAAACTGTGGTATTCCCTATCATCAGACGTGTGTTCTCTAAATTGTTAGCGAATGAAATCGTATCTGTACAAGCTATGAACTTACCAATCGGTAAATTGTTTTACTTTGTACCTCAAATCCAAGGTTATACTGCAGCAACTCCCTCAGTTGCACAAGGTGAAACTAATGGTCACTACGCACCATTTGGAGCCCCAAATTCAAATGCGACAAGTATTAACGCAGGTTATGAAGGTTCAAATGCTTATGCTAAAAATCTTTATGATTTATTCTATGAAGGTAGTGAAGGAGCTTTAGACCCTCCTGGATTGTTTGACTACTCTAAAGGTCGTTTCTACTGGTTATCAGCCGCAACATCTACAGTTTCTTGGTCAAATGGTTATATGGTATCTACAAATTTAACTAGTGGTGATGTTTATCGTAAAGTAATCATTGCAATGTCAGGATTCTCTAGCACAGGTGCTGGTAAATTAATCGGACCTGACGGACAAGAAATGGATAATGAAGCGTTCTTATCAGATTTGACTTTATTCCCTAACTCAACAATGGTTACTCAAGTAAACACTGCCGCAGGTGCTACAATTTTAGGTGCAACAACACCTCTTTTATTCCGTGTTGTAACTCAAAAATATGGAAAAGGTATTGTTCAGTATGGTTCAACAACTACTACGTCATTCCCAGGTACTAACACTGGTGGTGGAAATGGTGGTACTTTCCAAGATTTATGTTCACAAAATGGTGTAATTTATTTGGAAGTTGACTTACAATTCCCAGCATGTATTTCTTGTGGTCAGTCTAGTCCTGATGGATATACTGGAGCAACTTTAACTGCCGCAGCAATTACTGGTGACACAAACGTTATTAGAGCGTTCTATAAGAGATATGAAGAGTTAGAATTTGAAGACAAAATCGGTGAAGTTTCTTTCAATTTGGAGTCTGTAACAGTTTCTGTAACTGAAAGAAAATTAAGAGCACAATGGTCTCCTGAATTGGCACAAGACGTTGCGGCATTCCACAACATCGACGCTGAGGCTGAATTAACAGCTTTATTGTCTGAACAAGTTGCGGCTGAAATTGACCGTGAAATCTTACGTGACTTACGTAAAGGTGCAGCTTGGACATTACGTTGGGATTACAACGGATGGAAGAGACTGAACAACCAAGCTACTCCATACACTCAAAAAGACTGGAACCAAACTTTGATTACTGCGATTAACCAAATCTCAGCTCAAATTCACAAGTCTACTTTAAGAGGTGGAGCTAACTGGATTGTTGTTTCTTCTGAAATCAGTGCTATTTTTGATGACTTGGAATACTTCCACGTATCAAACGCAGCTCCTGAGCAAGACCAATACAACATGGGTATTGAAAGAGTAGGAACATTGAGTGGACGTTACCAAGTGTATCGTGACCCATACTTCCCACCAAATACTATCTTGATTGGTCATAAAGGTACATCTTTATTGGATACTGGTTACATCTACGCTCCATATGTACCTCTACAATTAACTCCAACTATGTATAACCCATTCAACTTCACACCTATCAAAGGTATCATGACACGTTACGCTAAGAAGATGGTTAACAACCGTTTCTATGGACGTATCGTAGTTGATGGAGTTCGTACATTTGACTTGAGAGAATTAAGATAATATATCTTAACCCAAATATAAAAAGGTCAGAGAAATCTGACCTTTTTTATTTATTAGTAATTACTCGAATTGACTTGGAGATTGCTTCAGATTCTTCTAATCTAAAAGCACCTCTTGTATATGCTGATTTAACTGCTTCAATTACACAATATAAAGCTTGGTCATAGTTTAAATTAGAAATAAATCTATCTAAATCATCATAGTTTGAGTATTGAATTGAATCAAACAACTCTCCAATTGGGGATATTTTATTTAATTCATTATTAATATCTTGTTTTAATTTTTCTGCGTCATTTTCCATATTAAAATATATTTATAATAAACGTTATTGTCAATTAATGAGTAATAGAAAAGAAATATTGGAAATCATTAAATTAATGGAAGATTATAATTCTGTTAATGAATCAACAAGTGACTCATCAGGAAGTAGAGGTTCATACGTTGCTCCAATAATGCCGGGGTTTAGAAAGTTTAAAAAAACTCAATTGGCTCCGTTTAATACTCGAGTATCAAAATATGATGATTCTGAATTAGCGTATGATAGTTATGATGGTGAAATGGATACCCCAAAATCTGAAATACAAAAAATAGAAAAAAAGGCTAAAAAAATATCTAATTACGTTGCAAAACATTTTGTCGCTAACGATGAGGATGGGGATATTATGAATAACAATCCAATTTTTAAAAATAAAAATAAAAATATTTCTAAACCATTTGTTAGTGAATCAGATAGTACAATTACCGCTGGTGAGTATACTGGACCAATAGAAATTGGATTAAAAAAATGGAGAAAACAAGAATTAGGACCCTTTACTGAATTTTCAAAACACCCTGTAAATAAAACAAAAAAACAAAAAACTTTAAAAAATAACATTAAAAAAATAGTAGGTGTTTGGGAAAAACATCATGAAGATGGGTATGAAATACCTACTCATGACGCACATTCAATTAATGAAGATTTAGGCGTTTGGTTTGGAACTAAGAAAAAACCTAAGGGTAGTAAACAACCAAAAGGTCCATGGGTTAACATTTGTAGGAAAGTTGACGGTAAACACCCACCTTGTGGTAGACCTGACGCTTCTGATAAAGCATATCCAAAATGTAGAGCCGCAGGTGTTGCGGGTAAAATGTCCGATTCACAAAAAAAGGCTGCATGTGCTCAAAAAAGAAGGGCTGAAAAATCAAACCCAAAAAGTGGTACGGGAAATAAACCAAAAATGGTATCTTACAAACCTAAGAAAAAAACTAATGAATCAATCATCATTAGTTTAATTAGAAAAGCAATAAATTAATCTTCTCTTTTATATTTTGTAACGGGGAAGTTAGAATTTAATTCATTAAGTGCACTTACGTACTCATCACCATATTCACCAATTCTACTTATTACATCATCACAAAACATTCTTCTTTCGAACATTGTGTATTTTGCAAAACTCTCTTTAAGATGTTTTTTAACTATTTTAGATAATTCCTTGCTCATTTTCTGATATTTTATTATAAATATCACTTAATGAATCTTTTATCTGTAAAATCATCTCAGTATCATACATTTCACCTCTTTTTTCCAACTCATTTTCAAATGAATTAGTTAGTTTTCTTTCATTATTAGGGGTTAATTTGATTTCATATGAATATCTATGATTGGCAACTGACAATATGTTATCGCAAATCACCATATAGACCCCCAATTTTTCATTTTTAATGTAGTACTTAACACTTTTAGGGGTGTAGACTAAAATGGACGAATTATCCCTTATTAATGACTTTGCAACCTGAACGCAAAGGGATTCATATTTCTTTTGTTCGACAATGTGGTTAGGTCGACTGATTGAGTTTCTTAGGAAAATTCTAAGTTTGTAGTACTGTTTCTTAATTGGGTTCATATTATTGATGAATATGAAACAAAGATAATCAAAAAACTAATACTAACAATAAGGTTGTTAAGATTTAATAAACAATTTAATAAAGGATACCCAAGTTTCTAAATCGTTTTCATTCCTACCAATATTCGCAGAATAACAAGTGAGAACTACATTATCTTTTGTATAACCTTTGTCCCTATCTAATCTATCTAATGATGGTTGTTGTGGATGTTTTGATTTATCTGATGGGACTAAAGGAGTTTTAAACCAATAACATAATCCATTTTGTCTCTCAAACATCTCGTTAATGTCCTCAACTGTTAATGTGTTTTCTATATTTCTGTGTTTTGAATCATTAATTAAAGTATTTTGCCAAAGCCTAACTCTTCTTTCTTTTTGTTTTTTCCCTTCAGTTTTTCTAAACTCAGAATCTTTCCTTTTTTGTCTTTTGTATTCTCTTGTTACATTAAGGACACATAATTTGCATTTTGTCCCTCTTTGTGATTTGTAAAAATCATCTTTATTTTTTGTTTTACCGCAAATACTACAAGTTTTATGTATTTCCATATATATAAATATATGGGTATACATAAAAATACAAAAAAAAAGAAGAATTATTTCTTCTTTTTAGAACCACAATACGGAGGGGAACATCTTTTTTTACCATCTAATCCTGGCATTCTACCTTGACATACTTGAACTCCGTAACCATTCGAATAAGCTGAGGGGTGTACTTTAAATTTAGATTTTGCGGCGGCATAACCACGAGAACAAAGTTTTGTGCCGGCCTTTTTACGACCTTCATTCATTTGGTATAGGGCTAATGCTTTGTCAGGGTCTTTTTCGGTCATTGCTAAATCGTCGATAATATTATCATCTTCCATCATATCACCACCTTGTGTTTCATTCATTATGAAATCAAAAACTTGGTCCATGTTGTTCTTTGCTTCCGCAATATGGTCTTGAGCCCAATCATGTCCATCAGATAAAATTCCCTCAACCATATTACGGTCTAAATCTAACAATAAGTCACATTGTCTTCTCATTTGTTCTAAATTACTGAAAAACATATATCTTTCAGATTCTTCTTTTAAAATTTTTTTAATTAATTTTTCCATATTATTAAGTCATTAAATCACCTTTTAAGTCATTACATACAATACTTAGAAACGATTCGATTTCATGTTCTAATCCTTCGTATGTTTCAAATAAGTTTACACTTTCATCAGATTCGAAATTACATAAAGAATAATTTCCTTCATTATCACAGTAAATTTCACCATAAAATTGGTCATTATTAACTGCTAAATATCCTGTATGAATTATCTCGTCAATATTCTCTTCTGTTGTCTCATACTGGAATTCCATTTTTGGTATACCTGGTACACCATCAAAAACCCAAGTTTCACCTGAAGGAACTCTGTCTAGTGATGTTATTAATTCTTCATCATCTAAATAACCACCTGTCTTTGCGTGGTAGTCCAAATATTCCATTTCTTTTTTTGAAAGTTTCTCAATACCGACTTGATTTATCTTATCCAAAATTGAGTCAATTTTTTCTTGACTCTCATTCACCACACGTTTGACAATATTAAGAATTTGTTCTTCAGTTATTATTATTTTCATTTTTGATTAACTATTTGGAACTGTAATGTTCTTTTATAAGTATCAACTTGTCCTGAAGATAATACTTTAATGTCTATAAAATATTCATTTGGTAATTTATCTCTTGTGTCGAACATAAAGAAAAATTCATTTGAAGTTCGATTAATCCTTGTCCAATCCTGAACTTGAACTTCTGTTTGACCTTCTCTAACATACACTCTATAAGACGCGGTAACCGGAGTTAAAACTTCATTTGTACTGTACGCCTTTTTAATAACTACACCGACTTTTCTAATATCTGTGTTTACTATTTTTTCATTTTGTTTGATACCATAAAAATCAAAACCATATATTGAGGGGTCTTTACTCTCAGTACCTAAAGTGAAATAATTCTTAAACGGTAATACTACTAAATCATTTGTGATGTTTGGTATTGCAATATTATTATATTCTAAATTTGACCATTCATCTGTCCACATACAAGGTGTTGTAATAGACGACGCTGAGAAACTTATTTGATATATACCTGTGGTCACTTCACAACTAACTTCAGTTGTTACTGTCTCATCTAAATGGTTTCGTATCTCAACTTGTGGGTATTGGTCTAAACTTGTTAGTTCACCATTTATATAGGAATAAAGGTATAATTTGTTAACTTTATTTGAATAAAAAGAATTTCTATCGTCATCTACAAAATCATTATATGTTGTTTCTAAAAATGGTTGATAGAATGTTTGAGTATGTCTTGTGAAAAATCCAACTGAATAGTTTTGTGTTAATCCTGATAAGTTTTCTAATTCAGGGACAAATGCTATCCCCCATCCTGTAACACCTGTGGTACCTCCGGTCAATATTGAATTAATTTCATTTGTCATATTAAATTCAATATCTTCATTACCAAATTCAAAATGTTGAGTATCAACAATAATTAAATTATTATAATTAACATTACCATTATTTTTATTTGAATATATCCCGTATTCACTCCACCCACTTAAAGTATTTCTTTGGTACCAATTGGATGGTCTATTTGAATATGATTTATCTTCAGGTAATACAAGTGGTGTTAATAAAGCATTTGTTGAGTTTTCTGTTTTTTTAATGTCGTAGTAATCATATCCGACGCCTTCATCCCATGTTTGTGGTGTTCCTGTGGTACCTGACGTTTTTGGTATTCTAAATAAAATTAAATCAAATGATGTTGCTCTTTTTCTTCCCTCACTTGTTGATGTGTTCAATAATTCATTATCGAATGATGAAGTATTGGTCATACGTAAAGTATGAGTTGTTGATGAAAAATTACATCCGTATTGAGGGATTGTTTTATTTGAAATTTTTTGAATTAAATCGGTTAAATCTAAATCAAATATAAATCTACTAAATCCTGGTGATGAATAGAAATCAGTAGAAGAGCCAAAGTATAGTTCAGTAATAGGAGATTTACCTGTATTGGTAAAACTATTATTAATGATAGTATTATTTCTTTTAAAATATGAACGATGAATTGACATTATCTTTTTTTAGATAAATATCAATTTATTCTAATATTTTGATTAATAATCTTCGTATCAAATTGTTGTAACTCAGATTGAATCTCCTCAACACCTTGTGGTATTGGGGGAGTTCCGTGATATGGGTGTTGATGTGAAATTAAAAAGTTAACAATTACGTTTATTAATTGTTTTAATGCTTCACCCCTAACTAAACCTTCGGTGTTTGTTTTATATGAGTCGTAAAGTAAACTTCTATCAATACCATATACCGTATTTTCGCCTAAATCAACTTTAACTTTACCGGGTATAGAAGTTTTGTGTGATAATAAAAATATATTATCTGAACCCATAACTGAAAATCCCACAGGACTTGTTTCATAACGATATTGTTTTATAACCTCAGTTTGTGTCTTATATTTTGGACCTGAGTCATTAAATCCACTTAACAATCCACTTCCTTTTTTTAAACTTGAGGGTGAGTAACTTATTTGTAATAATATCTGATTAACTCTATTTGCAACATTAATATCATTTTTAAGTGCGTCTGATTTTGAAAGAAGAGCCTTTGATGGTCGATAAAAAAACGGGAATCTAACATCCTCACTAAATGAAACCGTTGTCCCTGTTAAATTATCGACAACTTTACCGTCATTAAGTCCTTTGATTATTGAGTTAATGATATTCACAACATTTGTTTGTCCTGAGATTCCAGTAAATGTGCTTGTAAAAACAGGAGTCATAAATTGAGACGGTAATTCCGTTTTTTCACTAAAAGTAGATGTCTCAGTTAATGCAATATTTGGAACATTATAGATTTTAACATTACCTGAATATACATCAAAATCATTATCCAATCCCGCAATAATGTCATACTCAATTAATTTTTTTAAATTGTTATTTTGTTCAACTATTTTAGTTAATATTTTGCTGGGGTCTTCAAATCTTTCATTTTCAAAATATGACAATTGTAAAAAAGACCTATTTTGATTTTTCTCAGGAAATTTATTTTCTTGTAAATTATTAGTTTTTGCGGCTCTAATTAGAACTTCGGTATCTTTTAAAATAATATCTGAACGACCCTTTGAATAAATTCCAATATCTTCTTTATTTGCAAATACTCCTTCACTTTTTTTATTTCTAAACTTACCTGTCTTATCTTTTATTGCCAAATTTTGTCGAATATTAGCACCAAATCCAAGTATTTTTCTTGTTTCTTTTTCAGATTCGAATGATAAGTTCATAGGACTTGAGTTAGGTCCCGGTATGTAAAATTGATTTTTTCGTCCTGGATTTTCTTGGCTGTTTGTATAAAATATGTGAACATATTCTTTTTCTGAGGGGACGTAATTTAAATTAAATGGTAGTAATGGAATAAATACGAATGGGTCAAAGTCAGTAAATCGATAATTTTCGGCAATATCAGTCTGACTACTATTTAAGTATTTTGCATCAATTGACCTAAGTTTTTCTTTAATTACTTCATGGTCGGGAAAAACTCGAACTCTACCAATATTTAAATCGTCATCTCCTTCTTGGACAACCCCTCCAAATATTACTCTATATGGACTATTAATTTCTTTTTCTGACATCGAATTCTTTTAAAATTTCATTATATGACGATTCAATATAGTCCAACTTTTTAGTAAGGTAAATTACTGACTCTTTTGTTTTTTCAAACTCAGTTGTCAAATAATCCATAGCCTTAATTAAATCCTTATTTGGTCTATTTTTAAAATCTTTTATTATTTCTTTAATCTCATTATCCATATTAAAAATATTTTCCTGAAGCTCTTGCAGGTTGTGTTACAAATACACCAGTCGCTAATGGAGGAATAAAAACCTCAACCTTACCATTTTCATCCCTTTCCTGATACATTCCACTTATCAAACAAAAATCAGCAATTAAACCTAAGTTAGGACTTCCATTTGAGTATGGTCCAGTATTAATTCCAACTCTTTGTAGATTTTGTATATAATTCATCCACGCTCTATTTGCCGATGCTCCTGGTAATAAGTCAGCTAACGCCAAGATTGGTGTTGGAATAATCTGAGCGGATGTTGGTAATCGTAAATTGAATAATTGTAATAGTGTTTGGATTAAACTTCGACATTTTCTAAAATCTCGAATTGCGGTTGCAATTGCAACTGCTAACCCAACAAGGTTATTAATTGCGGATAAAACGGTTTGTGCTCTTTCATTTGCAATATCCTTAATAATAGATTTCGCAAGTGCTAAAACATCTCTTGCGATTTCATCAAACAATGCCTTTAAAAATATTTCCCCAATTCTGGAAATTAACCCTATCATTAATTTTTTATTTTGTTTAAAGAAATTTTGAATCCCTGTAATGGAGTCATCAAACATCACACCTAATGACTTTAACATTAATATAAAACCTAATAAAATTTTTGGACTAAGTAACGCCCCTACTACCGCTTTTGGAAATGTTTTTATAATATCTGTGTTAATTGATAGTTTAACAGAATTTGGAAATGGTATCTGTAACTGCCATCTTGGGTCATTAACTAAAGAGTCTAAAATATTATTAATTGATTGACTAATATTAGAACCATCAACATTTGACATAATCTCAAGAGCATACTGAGTATCAGTAATAGGTAATCGAATATTATCGCAAGACTCAAGTTCGACAAAACCTGACCTTGTTAATTGAGTCTCTTGTTCAATATTTCTTAAATCAACATCCGACAACTCAAAAAAACTTTCATCAATATTATCAACCTCAGGAGTTTTTGCTAATCCTGATATTGAAATCTCCTCATCATTATCAAAACATAAACCTAAAACTCTCTGTACTATTAATCCAAATTTATTTTTATCATCTAATTGTGCAGTACTATTACCCACTTCAACCGAAACAACATTTGTAATAGCATCAATTAATTTTGCAACAAATGAATTAAAATCAATCATGTCAATTGTTTTATAATAATCAATAATAAAATCTTTAATTCTATTTGGTGAACTTGATGTACGATTTAATAAATCAACTTTGAAAAAACTACCTTGATTATTGTTATTATCATTAGTGACATAGGTAATGTCAAATAGTTCATTTGATGAGATTCCTTTATATTTTGTATTATATAAAGAATTCATAGATTGTCCCTGATGACTAATTAAATCATATAATAATTTGTTGGTAGGTCTCGGATTTAAATTTACCGTAAAATTGTCTAAAATATCTTTTTCATACAATACTTTACCTGCAGTACTATCAGGGTTAGTTACTAACATTTTAAATAAATCAATTGAACTTACTTTAATATAGATTGATTGTGGTCCATATGTTTGTTCTTCCGAGCAACCTAACGATGTAATAACTTCCTGAGTAAATATTTCAAAAATCTTCGGTTTAATTTCTTGGACAATTCTTGAAAACTTTTTGGTTAAGTAATTATTTGTTGAAGAACCGGCTCCTCTTGAAGACCCAAAAAGTTCAAATAACTCATCAAAAGTGCTTTTAACTTTGTTTTTGGCCTCATTAATTTTTTGCTCGGCATTATCAACCTTTTTATTAACCTTATTTAATGCAGTTTGTGTTTTTTGTAAATTTTGTTGATATAAGTCATTAGCCTTATCTTTGGCATTATTTATAGAACTTTTTGCCGCGTTAAAACTTTTGAAGGATTTTAATTTTTCCTTACTATCATTAAACCCTTGGTTAACATCTATTGGCATTATAAACTAAATTTTTCGTTTGAATTATCAATATCCTTCTTAATTAATTCGTCTAATATAGAATCGTCCATAGATGTGATGTCGAATGAATCTTCATTATTCTGTTGCTTTTCCCATATGGATGATTGTAATTTAGATAATTGAAGTTTTTTCTCAACACAATCATTAATTATTTTTTGTTGTTTTTCAATAACCGGTCCAATTAAAGTCATATCCTCAGGTTCTTTCATCATAGAAACCATTTTATTTTGGATACGTATAGCTGTGGCTCTTTGTTCAACAAGTTCGTTATAAATTTCTTGCATAAGAGTCAATATTGAATCTTTTGTGAAATTTATTTGTTTTCTTTTAGGTTTACTCATAGTAATAAATATTTTTTTACCTAAAATTTATTCAGATGGTGGCTCTAATAATGAAGTATATATTTTTTTATACTTTTTAATTGCAACTCTGATTTCTTTTGTTGACATATTTGTCATTTCTCTTAATGACAAAAGAATAACATTTTTATTAAATTTATTGTTATCAGTTGCAGGAAATATAGTTTCGTAGTTTTCAAATATATCATGTAATGCAACCCCAAGTTTCATTTCATTCTCATTTAAATCATCCGTTTCAATTGTATCTTTAATATATGATTGTAAAATTGGGATTATGTTAACTTCTTCTTTCTCTTCCAAATCTAAGTGATATACCATATTTGGATTATTTTCCAAATCTGAGGATATATCCTCGTAAGATATTTTTCTATTTTGTTCTTTTTGGTCTTTTAAAATTTGACCCATTAAATAATTTTTACATATTGTACCAAAATACGAATATGCCTTTTTTTCTTTGGATGGACTAAACTTATCAATCTTAGTCATTAGAAATGAATGAGTATCGGTGTGTAACTCGATAAAATCCATATCTTTTCTATATAATTTATATCTTCTTATAATTGAAGATATCATTTTATCCAAAGGGTGTCTTAAAAAATCATTATAAATCTTGTTCTTCTCATCAAAAGTAGTTGCGGTCAGGTAACACCTAACCGCAATCTCTTCTCGTGTGTCAAAATAGTTTTCAGAACCGGCTTTTTTTACTTTTTTTGAGCCAGAGCTTTCTGATTTTGCACTTAATATCATTAAACATTTGATTCATCATATTTTATGTTTCTATCATTTGAGAAAAAATATTCTTTTTTGGCGGTAGAAACCCAAAACCTAACTTCATCTTCTGACATTTTCTTACTTCCATTCTTGTACTCCCAAAAAAGTGAATCTGGTCTCAAATTGATATGCTTATATCCAATCTTTGGAATTGTCATTATTTTTACAGAGTTGTATGTCATTCTCAATAAAAACTCATAACCAAATGTTAATTTGAAACTTGATTTAAATCCTCCGAAGTCTTCCAAGATTGACTTTTTAATTAATATTCCTGATGTTTGAAAGTTTTGATAATTTAACAAAGTTTCATTAGTTAAATAACCAATTTCTTGTGTGAAGTTTGCGGCAAATGTTGCCTCGTTTGTAAACCCTGCAAATACTGACTTATTATCAACATCAACAACAATAGGTAAAAATGCATCGACTTCAGGATAGAATTCAGAATATTTTAAAACATTCTTAAACCAAATTTGAGAATATTCATCGTCAAATTCAAAAAATGAAACCCATTCAGAAGTTGCATTTTTAATACCTAAATTTATTTGTTCAGTATAATTAGGTTCAGAATCAAATTTAATTTTTTTAACATTTAATTCCCCAAAATTAAATCCATCCAAATAACTAGTTAAACTTTCTTCATTAGAATGGACAATAATAAGTTCATTAAATGTGACTTGTTGATTTTGTAATGATTGAATTGCTTTCTCAAAATACTCATCAAATTCTCTCACAAGATTTGATTTAATTGGTAAAATGACACTTAAATTAATTTTATTTTCCATATTATTGTTCTGTTGTTTGTGCGTGTTTATCTAATTCAGATTTAAAATTTTCTATTCTTAAATTAAAGTAACCTTGAAATAAATTACTAATATTTTCATCAAATTTAGTTCTATCTGAATATTCATTTGGAGTTGATTCCATGTTAGAATATAATTCCACAGAAATATTGTCCTCTAACCAATTCTGAATATAATCGGCGATTATGTCAGTTAATTTAATTACATCCTGTATCCATATACCATTATTTTCATTAATCCAATCTGGTAACAAATTAGGTAGTTTACCAATAACAGGTACTCCACACATCATAGACTCTAATGGGAAGGTACCAAATGATGATGTATCGTCTAACCATACTGATACCATAGAATCTTGTAATTGAGTTGCAAATTCTTTTTGAGACAAGTTTCTTAAATCTCTAAATCTAACCCATCTGTATTGTGGATATTTTTGATAAAAAGTTTTAATTAGATTCATAGTATCTCTTTGGTCTCTTGAGTGAACTGACACTATTGGTTTAACAGGTAACTCTGACTTTGTAAAAATATTGTCAATAACAGGTGGTAATACATCGTAAGAAACTGCTCTCATTATTGAAGATACATGGTCTTTTAATTTGTTTCCTGTGATAATACATTTTGTGAATCCCATATCTGACCATGATTGACCTGGTTGTAAAGTTTCAAAAATATGGTCATATGCTTGACACAAAACAATTTTACCACATGGTAAATTAGAAATTTGAGACATAACATACCCAAATATTTCAGGTACAATAATAAAATCTTCAGGGGATACTTCTAAATTTTGACCCTCAACAGGTTGATGTGGTAATGTCATAAACTCTTCACCCAACCAATTTTGAACACCAAAATAGTCAGGTTTTTCGTGTAAAATTATGGTGTTAAATCCTGATTTTTTTAATGACATAGCCATGTCATAAGTGTGTTTAATTGATGCTCTTGGGTTACCCTTTGTATCTTGTACAAAGAAATAAATTCGAGATTTTTTCTCTTTTAAATTTTCTACCGAAATTTCAATTTTTCTAATAATTTCTTGCATTTTAGTATTTTTGGATTATTTTATTATTAAGTAATGTATTAAAGGCAATTTTAAAAGGAATACTTGTTGACGATTTTTCACCTAAAGTTTCGTCAATATCTTCTCTTTCGGTTATGATTGTCTCAATCATCATTTTAACAAGTTCGTATCTAACAACACTTATGTGTTGTTCAGTTGAGCCAGAAGTGTCTTTTACATCTAAATTAACGTATTTATTTATTTCTTCTAAATCGAAATAATAATGGTCATTAAATAATTTTAGCATTTATTTTATCTTTTAATTCTGTTATTGAATTTATTGTAATAGTATGGTCAACATCATTATTATAATCAGTATTGTACTTAATAATTGTTGATTTATTTCTATAATTAATAATTGTATCAGGGTTAGAAGTAACTATTAAATCAAAAGAACTTAATAAATGATTTTTAGTTTTTTCATTATAAAAATGAATACTCTCAATTAAACACCCAAATTTTGATAAGAAAAATAATGTTGCGGGTTTTGATTTACCAATTTCATCTGAGATTATACAAATTTCATAATTTTCTCTTAAATCAATATATAAATTATTAAGTATTTGAAATGTATTCATTTCAGATGAAGGGGAATGACCAAATATTTCCATTGCGAATTCTTCATACATAAAAGAAAATTGTTCTTCTTTATTTTGAAATGAGAAATGTTCATCTAAATTCAAACTAGTTACAGGTAGGTTCATAGAATAATTAAATGGTTCAGGATGAACATCTATTTCAGTATTACCTGACATATCAATCTGATACGTATCAATTGTAAAATTGTCCTCAGAGTTATCTATAAAATTTTTTTGATATACCTGAGTTATTTTACCAATAGTGTCTCGTAAAACCCCATTAACATCAATCCCTATCTTCATATCTTTTTAATAGTTCTGTTATTATTGGATTCCTAACAACATCCTCATCTCCAAATTGATGAACCCCAACTTCTGACATGTTTTTTAACCTCTCCAACGCATCCCAAAGACCTGAATGTTTTTTATCTTTATATCGGTCAGTTTGTTCTAAATCACCTGAAATAAAAAACTTACTATCCGTACCAATACGGGTTAATAAAAGTTTCATTTGTTTTGGAGTTGCGTTCTGAGCCTCCTCAAAAATTAAAATTGAATTATCAATATTCATACCCCTCATGTATGCTAATGCAAACACTTCAATAACTTCCATTGCTTTTAATTTTTCACGAGTCTCTTTTCCTACAATTTTATTTAATAGGTAATAAGATGGGAAAATATAGGGGTCTAATTTCTCCTCAACATTACCAGGTAATGAACCTAATTTTTCTTCAGCTTCAACTGCAGGTCTTACGATAATAATTTTTTCATACGGAGAATCGTGTTCGGCAAGTAAATCTACCGCCGCCTTCATTGCAATAAAACTTTTTCCAACACCTGCAGGTCCTGAACAAACAGTAATTTGGTTTTTTCTAAGTTTATCGTAATACTCTCTTTGACTTTGAGTTAAAAATTTGTCTTTACCTTTTTTAATGATTCTACAAATTTGGTCTTTCTTTGAGATTTTAATTTCTCCCCCAAAATCTATCGGGTCTTTAGTTGTTTTTTTTCTTGTCATTTATTTGTTATTTAACCAATCTTTAACTGATAAGGTTGGAGTCCAACCTAAATCTAATTTAATTTTTTTATTATCACATAGGGTTTCAAATGGCTCAATCCTATTACCAATATATGATGTAGGGTGGTTAAAGTAACTAGCAATTTCATTTACTGATATATTATCACTGTACCCCACATTATATATGTTAAAATTTTCAGTATCCATAATACACGACAAATAATTTGCGATAACAACATCTTTTACGTAAATAAAATCCCTTCTTTGATTTCCGTCATTAGTTATTGTTAATGGTGTATTTTTTTCTTTCTGTTCTTTAAACACCGATATTACTGATTTGTATGCACCTTCATTTGTCATCCTTTCACCAAATACATTAAAATATCTTAAACAAACTGACTTAACTGAATATAAGTCAGAATATAATTTTAAATAATTTTCGCTAGTTAATTTATCTAAAGCATATGGTGACATTGGGTTTGGTATTGAATTTTCACAAGTTGGAAAATTTTTTGGATTTCCATAGATTGCGGAAGTACTTGAAAACACAATTTTTTTAACATTTGTATTAACACATTTATTTAATACGTTTAAAGTTGTTTGGAAATTATTTTTATAAGATGTGTGAGGGTCGTCAATTGACTGTTGAACATTTGGTGTTGCTGCCATATGAATTATAAAATCAAAACCATCAAAAGAGTCTAAATAGTCGTTTAAATCTTTATTTATAAAAATTGCGTTTGGATTAATGTTTGACTTTTTTCCTGTGTACAAGTTGTCAATTATTGTAACATTATGACCTAAATCAATTAAATAATCAACCATATTTGAACCAATAAATCCGGCACCACCAGTAACTAAAAAATTATACAAAATATTATATTTCTAATTGTTTATTAATCCCGTCTTGTCATAATAAATGGTTTAACTATTAAAATAAAATCTCCAATTTTTATAATTTTTTAATATTAGTGATACAAAAAGTTGGACATCCATCATTTGTTAGATAATTTATTTTTAAATCTTTATTTTGACAAAATTCATTAACCGCTTGTACAACACCTGGAAATTTATCTGAAGTATAATCGTGACCACAAATTAATCCACCATTTTTTGTCTTTAGAAAAGATACTGATAAATCTGACTTAACCCCTTCATAACTATGGTCACCGTCAATATAAATTAAATCAAAATAATTATCATCAAATTTATTTAGAACATCTAAACTTTTATTTTTGTGTATTATTACACTACTATCATTTGAAAAATAATCAACTAATTTATAATATTCTTCGTTTAGATTAGTCCATATAATATTATTACCGTCTTTATCTCCAGAACATCCATTACCTTCAAAAATATCAATTAAATGCAACTCTGAAGGGCTTAAATTTTCTTTTATGAACTTTGAAAATTCCCCTTGGAATACTCCTATTTCACATATTATTGTGTTTTTATCAAATGATTTGAGTAAATCATTCCTAGTATTAAAATTAATCATAGTATATTTTTATTAAAAAAATTAATCATTTTATCGTATTTAATTCCGTAATTTCCGGGACCTCCCGCAAAATGCAAGACAACTCCATTAAAACTATCAATATTATATCCATTATGAGACACATACTCCGTTAATTTATTATCATATAATGAATTTCTATAAAGATAAGTATTAAAAAATGGTTGCTCTAAACATTCATTAGAAAGATGAATGTTATCATTTAAAAATGAATCAATATTTTTTAGGTGATTAACCATATTTTGGTTAAATGCAAAAAATCCGGCATTTATACCCATAATCCTATTTTCATTAATTTTATCTTTTTCATTTTGATTTAATATTTTAGAACCCCACCATTCCTCAGACATCAACTCATTTTCATTACTAACATAAAATTTATCTTCAATTATATTATCAAAAATAATATCAGGGTTATCGGTAAATAAAATATCTAAATCTGAAAATATTATTTTGTCATATTCATTTATCTTTTCAAAATTGTACAATTTAAGTTTATTTGAACTTGATGTGTATAACCCTTCATTAGGAGTATCCATGAAATAAACATTATTTTTAAATATAATATTTTCAGTTATTAAATTTTTAAAATTTGTTATGAATAAAAAATCACCATCATAGTTAAATTTTTGGATACTTTCAATACATAATTTGGCTAAATTTAAATATTCTGAGTTATTACCTAATGTAAAATATATTAATTTTTTCATATTAGTATTACAGGAGATATTTTTTTTTGTATTTGTATAAACATAGACCTACTGAATCAAATTCATCATCAGTAAAATCCGAATTTTTTTTGTCAGAATGTAACTGCTCAACTAAAATCCAGTTATCAGAGTTTTCAATATACTCTCTAATTTTAATTGATTTTGTTGAGTAGTTATTGTCATAAGGTCTATAGTAATCCCAATCGTGCATACAAAAATAAGTTCCATCGTCAATATGATTTTCTAAAAAAACAATATCTTCATATGCTATGTCCTGTTTTTCCGGACCGTCAAACATAATAAAGTTAGGTTTTATATTATCATTTATCAACATTTTTAACATTTCACTTGAATTATTTTTGTAATAATTCACAAATTTAAATTTTTCTAAAAATAATTTTTGTGGTGACCTAACAGGGTCACAAGTATAAAACTTAGTGTTGTAATTTTTATCAGAAATTGCTTTAGAAATATAATATGTTGACCCCCCTCCATCTCCGGTGCCAATCTCAAAAACTACTTTAGGTGATAACTCACTAATCCAAGTGTATAGTTTAAATCTTTCAAATGGTAACATTTCGCCGCCAAAATCATTATGTTTAAAATTATCTTTATCCATTATTTATTTTAAATTTTTTCTGACATTTTTTTTATTTTATCAACCCAATAGTAATAATCTAAAGTTTCTAAGCTATTATTTTTAACTTCTTTTATTCTCTTTTCGACATTTCTAAAATCATCAAATTCTTTAATATCTCCAACAAATACGACTGGTAAATTTTTATATATTTTATTATTAATTGCATTATATTCTTCAGAGTTTCCATAAATAATAGGAATAGATTTTAAATATAAAACTTCATATGTTCTGATACATTCAATACCATTACCTCTAGGTGAAAGTGTTGCCATATGACTTTTCACCCCTTTAACAAAATCACCATAAGTTAAACCTTCTTCATTTGAAAAATTTTCATTAAAGAAACAATAATTTTTTAAAGGTGACCTTATTGGTATATTGGTATTTACGTTAAAATTTGAATATATTTTATTTTTAACCTCAAAATCACCGACGTTAACCTCACCTAATAGATAAGGTTTTTTTTCAAAAATGCCAGGATTAATCATTCCATGACCAGCTCTTGTTGTTAATTCCTCAATTTCAACTCCTATAGGAATTGGTGTTACTTTGTCAGAATTTGAAGTAGTATTTGTTGCGAAAATATGTTTTACATTTGGTGGACACCTTGATAAAATATCGTCAGTAACACTATAATCACTATTTGCAATAATTAAAATAATATTTTTTTTAAAATTTCTAATTCTTTCAAATTCTTCGAGAATAAAATCTGTTTTACAAAAAACAATTTTTTCATCGTCATGCAGGTCATTGCAAAACCTGGACATTTGAATTAAATTATGATTAATCATCTCTTCGATATTTTATGTTTGATTTATTATATATGTTGTCTATTAAAGAAATTACATTTAAACTTTCACTTAACGAAAAATCATTTAAGTTTTTATAAACAAATGGATGATTTGGACATGAGCCTTGGTAGGAACCATATACATTAGGTTCAGTTATTATATTATATTTCTTTTCAATCTTATCAAATTCTTGTTGAGACCCGTGTGATAAAAAGTTGGCGGATTCCAAAATGTTTAAAGCTTTACCCCCAACCTTCATAAAACCATTTGACCCCAATATAGAAATTGAACACTCCAAGTTATGAGGCTCCGCAGCAATTGTAATTTCACAAGTTCCTCCAAATGAACCAAAATCAAATATTGAATAGATTGTATCTTCAATATCCACTGATGCGTGTTTCATTTTATATACTTTTGATGAATGAACCTCAGGTTTACCAAATAAAAATTGTAATACATCCAAATAATGGATACCAACTTCATATAGAGTCCCCCCTCCAATTGATGGTACTGACCTCCATCCTGTAAAATATTCTACAGGACGTTGCCATCTTTGTATTAGATTAACTGACCTTATATCACCTAATAATTTTTTATCAATTACTTCTTTTATTAGTTGTACTGTAGGGTTTAACCTAACTTGAAGTACACAATAAGCCTTTTGATTATTTGAGTCTGCTATTTTTTGTATCTCATCAATTTCATCTTTACTAAAAGACACTGGTTTTTCGATTAATACATCGCAGTTATTTTCAAGTGCGTAAATTGATTGTGAAAAATGTAATGAGTTAGGTGTTGCAATTGTGATAAAATTAACGCTTCCATCTTTTATCATTTCTTTATAATCAGTGTAGTATTTTACATTTAGTTTTTTTCCAATTTTTTTGGAGATATCTTCTTGTATGTCACAAACCGCAACCAATTCAAAATCTTTATTTTCATAAATAGATTCAAGGTGTCTTGGTAATATTGCTCCGCAACCTATAATACCAACTTTTTTAGTCATTTTTTATTTTTTTTATTAGTTTAACTGGATTACCATAAGCTAAAAAATTATTGGGGATGTTTTTAGTTACCACACTACCTGCACCAATAAATGAGTTTTCACCAATAGTATTTCCGCATACAATAGTTGTATTAGCTCCAATGCTGCAACCTGATTTAAACAATGTTTTTCTAAATCTATCACTCCAATCATTATTTACATCAGGATAAATGTCGTTAGTTGTAATAACATTAGGACCTATAAAAACATTATTTTCAATAACGACTCCCTCATAAATCAAAGAATGATTTTGAATTTTACAATTATTACCTATAGTAACATTTGGACCAATATATACACCCTCACCAATTACACAATTATCTCCAATTTTAACTCCTTTACAGACATGAGAAAACGACCAAATTTTAGTACCTAAACCTATATCTGAACTTTCAACTATTGAAGTTTCGTGACAAAAATATTCTTTCATTTAATTATATTTTGGTATCATATCAAATAATGTATCTAAATATTTTTGATGGTCATGGTACGGTCTACATGAGTGACACTCAATATATCCATTATTCAATAATAAAGGTAAATCGTACACAACTTCAATATTTCTATAACAATCAACTCTTTTATTTAAAAAATCAACGGTTTTACTTAAATCACTTATCCGATTTCTATTTTTAAAGTTTTTTAATTTGTTACAACTATAAGCTTCGTCAGTACCCCACTTATCTCCCCACATAGTTGGTATATTTGTAGAGTCAACTTTTAATATCTCAGATTCAAAAGTATCTTCAAATTCGTATATTTCATTAAATGTTTTACCTTTTGCAATATGGTAAGCTGAAGGACTAAAACCTCCTTCATCCCATTTATATTTTGTTTTACCTTCTAAAGTATATTGATTATCTATCAACATAACATATCTATCATCAGGGATTGTTTTAATAGAATCCTTTAAAAAATACGTACCTAAAGGTATTTGGTCAATACCCATAACAATACATGTGTCATTTTCGTAAAATTTAGTGAAATAAAATAATGCCCATGTATATTGCCAAGGTAAAATCCCATCAACAGATTTTTCAACAATGATGTTACCAAATTCGGTACTCAAATTAAGTTTTTCAGGTTCATCTTCATCCCCGAAAAATATTAATGTTGGATTTATATTAAATTTTTCTTTATATGTGTATGATAATTTATTCCAAAACTCATAATATAATGGATTATTATTTGAAACTAATATAACTCTATCTATTTTCATAATTTATTTATATTTTTGTTGTGACTTGCGTGAAAGTATTTAATTTTAGTAGATTCGTAATATTTTTCTGAATCCACTAACGTTGATAAAATAACACCCCATATTGGTAAATCCCCCCATCGATTACTATAAATCCCGTGAGAATTCTCAACGTAATGTAAAAAATCCTGAACAAGTTGGTTCTCCTTAAAAAATTTAAGGTCAAGCATCATAAAATTAGTATATGGGCAAGTAATATTTTTAAAATCCATAAACGGAGAAATTTTTTTATCTGCAATAAACTTGTTCCAAAGTTTTTCTAATCCAACTATTACATAATCTTCGTCTTGACCCTGGAAATATCCTGAAACAAATTTAACATTTCCATTTATTAGGTTTGATAATGCGTCAAAATCAAAATCTGTGATAAAACAATCTTCATCAATTCTAATAATATAGTCATAATCTTTTAAATATTCAAAAAAATCAATAGACCAAAAATGACACATATGTTTATACCCCAAATGAAAACCTTGAGATTCTATTGTTGGTGGACACAACTCATAGTTCATAATGTTTTTTTTATCATTAAAAGCTTCCCCATTACCAGAATACCTAACATCTTTAAAAATTAAATTAGGTTTACTCAAACTACTTATATGTAATTGGTGGTCATTTGTAATATTACCTTCATGAAAAATAATTAAATCAAAATTAAATTTTGATTTTTTTAGGATATTTACAAAGATTAAATTATTTCTTTGAATTAATTGATTATATTGTGATAGATTGTAATAACCTTTAGTTAATACTGTTATTGCAATTTTTTTCATTTTAATTAGATAATAAATTATTAAATAGTATATCAAATCTGTTATTTGGCAGAGGTGACGTGTCATGAGAATTCAATTGAAAATGTTCAATAAATCCTGGAAAAATTACTACCTTTAAATTATTAATAAAATAATAAAAACTTATTGACCTTTCATGTGAGTGTCCGGGAAATTCAAAAGTTTTTAAATCTTCAAATATTTTTTCAAACCATATCATGTAATTATTAAATGTTTCTTTAGAAAAGGTTGAATTACTTGTTGAGCTCCATGACGCACTTTGATTTTTTTGAATATAATTTTTAAAAAAATTGTCCATGTCAATCGAATAATGGTTTTTAATTGATTCTATCATTTTTTCAGTCCACACCCTATCTTTCAGATAACAAGGCTCATGGATTGACATTGGTAAGTATCCGATAAAATCAAAATTACTATTTTGTATTTTATTAAAAATACTGGAAATATTTTGACGAGTATTAATATCGTACTCAAAAAGATTTACATAATCAGTTTTAATTAAATCATATTTCCAAAGAATATACCATCCTGTATAGGATGTAAATTTTGGGTAGTCTTCAATATTTCCTTCAAGTTTTTGACAGATGATAACATCCTCAAAGTCGTCAACTAAATTATGAGAATTTTTACCGACAAGAACAAATTTAACGTCTGGTAATGTGTTGAATTTACCAATTTTTTTAAATTCAATTATTATGTCTTGAGTGTGAGCAAATATAAAAGTGCTTATTGTTTTCATATAACTTTTATTTTATTTTTTCTTAAATGTTCAGTATAAGTTATGGCATTTTTATCAGTATAGTGAGAACCAAAACCATTATTTTTATTAAAATTAGATAGTCTCTTACTTGACATCCTATATCTTTCTAAAACATATTTGAAATCTATAAATTTATAATGTAATAGTTTTAACTCGGCAGTTTCATTTGATTGACAATTATTACACACTGACTGATGAGCACCAATTCTATAATCAATATCTACCTCAGGGTTTATTAATATTTGTTTTGACATCGGTTCATATACTTCGGAACCAAATTTTATTTTTTCTGTAATTAATTCCCCATCATATATTGGAAAATTTTCACTAAACATGTCATGTCCATCTATTTTAGGTGAAGTTATGCCTAAATTTTTATATTCCTCAAGTTTAGATAATAAATTTTCGTGATATAAAAATTCATCGCAGTCACAAATTATGACCCAGTCAACTCCTTGACCTCTACTTCTTTTTTTGTATTCTTCAGATTTAATTTTTGTGTAATTTAATTCATGTATTTCATTACCACTATCCCATTTAATAACTTCCACTTTTGGATATTTTTTATAAATTTTATCTGAAGAGTCTGTTGACATATTATCATAAATAAAAATTTTTTCACAAATATTACTATAATAGTCTAATGTAAATGGAAGAATTTTTTCTTCATTCCATGATAGTATGTGGGCATGTATTTTCATAATGGTATTGATGAATAAACTTGTTGACTAAATGTTAAATTATGTTTAAAAAATAATTCGTGAAGTTCTTGTATTGGTTCTTTAGTAAATCTTCCATTGTAATTACCACCTATTGGCTTAGTATGTTCAACAGTAATAATATCAACTATCGCAATTTTATCAATAGGGTGACCTAATATTTTAGGCCATAAATAATCCATACCCCATCCTGACTCATTGAGTGTAAAATAATTAACTAATTTAAAAACCGTTTTTTTACTCATCGATGGACATATTATCTCAACAAAATTTGTAAATCTAAGTTTTGACCCAAAAACTTTCTTTTCAATTTCATATGAGACATAACCACTTAAACTTGGTTGTGATAACCACAAAGAATGTTCTTTAATTATATCAAAATACAAATTTATATCTTCAGTATTAGTTAACAAATCATCATCCGGAAACCAAAAATATTCGTAATTTGAAATATTGTTAAAATTATTTGTTATATAGTCAGATATTAAATGCCATTTATGTCCTTTTTTTCTTACACAATGTTCAGATTGATTGGAATACTCATTAAATTTTTCTTCAGAATCTCCATAATATATTATGACTAAATCAAAATTAGTATCACCACTAACCCAATGATGATGTAAAGAATAATCACCTGACGGGACTATAATTAAATTATTTTTCATTTGTTATTTTTTCTATAAAGTTTATTGCCGATTCAACAACCTGGTGCATATCGTAATATTTATACTCCGCTAAACGACCACCAAAATATATGTTATTTTCTTCCTTGGATAAATTTAAATATTTTTGATATTTTTCATTATTTTCCGAATCGTTTACTGGATAATATGGCTCAATATCATCAGGAACATAATTAACAGGATATTCCCATGTACACCAACTTACTTCACTATTATTATCCTGAAAATGTTTATGTTCAATTATCCTAGTAAATTCAATTGATTCATCCGTATAATTAACAACACTAGTGCCTTGGTAGTTATCTTTATCTATTTTTTTATGTTCAAACCTAACTGACTTATACTCTAAATGACCAAATTTATAATCATAAAATTTGTCTATGGGGCCTGTGTAAATTAATTTTTTTGACATTGACATAAGTTCATTTTTATTTAAGAAAAAATCAGTATTTAATTTAACGTCAATGCCTGATAATAACTTTTCAAAAATTTTAGTGTACCCTTCTTTTGGAATGCCTTGGTAAGTATCATTAAAATAGTTGTTATCATATTTAAATCTAACAGGTAACCTTTTAATTATTTCTTTTGGCAGTAATTTTGGTTCTTTTTTCCATTGTTTAGTTGTGTATCCTTTAATTAATTTTTCATAGACATCCTTCCCGACTAATTTAATCGCTTGTTCCTCCAAGTTGTTAGGTTCTATTATTTCATTACCTTGCTCCAATATTATTTTTTTAGCATCTTCAGGTTTATTAATACCCCATAGTTTATTAAACGTGAACATATTAAAAGGTAATGAATATATTTCTCCTTTATAGTTAGCCAAAACATGGTGTCGGTAATTATTAAATTCGGAAAATTTATTCATATAATCCCAAATTTTTTTATTTGATGTGTGGAAAATATGTGCTCCATATTTGTGAATATCTATATTATCTTGATTTTCAGTATAACAATTACCCCCAATATGACTACGTTTATCAAGAACTAAACACTTATATCCCATATCAGTTAATTCTCTTGCACATATAGAACCAAAAAAACCTGAACCTACTATTAAAAAATCGTACATCATAGATTAAATAAATTTTTCCATAAATTTAATACTTCATTATTACTAAGTAAAGAAACCTCATTTTCAGTTTCTTCATTACCGTAAAATTCAGTATTAGTTAAATAACATTCATCTTTAACTAAACAGGCAACTTCTCCTTTTGAAGAATGGTATACCTTTCCAATCATATCATACATCTCTTGTTTGTTTGTGGTATATCCATGATGAATAACTTTATTTGATATAAAGGGTTTAACGTATCTTTCATAGTACTGTTGGTCACCTATTTGACCAAATAAATATATTTTTTCACATTTATCTTTTAGAGCTCTCTGTATTGAAACATGAGTTTGTTTCCTATCCTCAATAGTTCCAATAATACCAACAATATTTGAAACTAAAGATTTGTCAGATTTAGATAAATTTTCTTTTATATTAGGGATTATTGTAAATTCACCAATATAATCTGAATGATATTTTCTATGTTCATCATGTAAAAAAACACAAACATCCCAATATTGTTTTACCTTACCAACAGGGAACCACCATTTTTCATGACAAGATAAAATGACTTTTTTAACTGGTGGTCTTTCAGATAATTGTAAAAAATGTGTAATTATAATATCATCGGAATTATATTTTAAATCATTTTTAATAGTACCTGATTTACATTTATCTAAGTGGTACGGTTGGTCACCATAAAACACACAATCAATACCATTTTCATTAAAAAAATTGGTAAGATTAATAAAAAAAGTTGTAGACCCACCTTTGTCAGTATACCCTGAAACTATTTTAATCATTTTATAATTTTAAATTTTGAATTTAATTCACTATTTTGATTAACAAAATACATTATTTTTTGAAATTCTTGATTAACAATTTGGTCAGAAAAATAATCAGTTTCTTTTTGAATAATGCTATTAGTATCCACAAAACTTTTTAAAGACTTTAAATTAGTTTTCATACAAAAATTTAAAGAAAATAAGTCACTCTCAAAATCGATATCAAACCAATCATTTTTATTTAAAACAGAATATGTTGTTGCAAATAAAGGTGAGATATTACCAAAATATACAGGTTGATACCCATTAAGAACATTATAATTAGTTAATCTTCCTTTAAAAAATACATTTAATTTTTGTTCTTGATTTTTTAAAATTTCTAATCCATTTGAAAAAATGGTGTAATCATTATTTAATACTGATGGAAAAATTATTGACAATAGATTTTTTTCTTTTTGGTGTACTTTATACATACTACCAAAAATATTACTCAATAATATTGTAGAATCATTTGAAAAGAAAATTAAATCATCTTTAATTGAATTAATAAAATCATCGTCCCATTTTAAAACAGATAAATTTTTGTTAATGGAGTTAAAAAAACCCTCAAAAACTTTTATATTTTCAGATGTAATTCCTTTTAAATCCTCATAATTATTTTCATTAGAAATTAAAATAAAATTAACATCCTCAAAAACACCAATAGACTTAGTATTATTAATAAATTTTTCAGTTAAGTTTAAATCAGATGTTGTTTGTAGTACTAAGTTGTAACGTTTTTTTGGTTTATCGTAGTTTATTTGATTATAATTAATATTTGGAATTAAATTAATTGGTAAAGAATCTTTAAACTTCTCGGTAAACTCTAATCTATTTTCTTCCCATTTATCATTTGTTTGACCAATCGATTTATGAGTTAGTCTAACATCATGTGTAACCCCAATTTTAACGCCTGATAAATGATTCTCAACTGAAAAATAAACATCATAGAAGTGAAATCCTTTAACGGATTCATTAAATTTATGGTTAATTTTATTTTTATTTAGTGATATAAAAACCCCATCAATCAAACAAACTTCTTGTAAAGAATTAATTAAACTACTGGAGTATTTTGATTCCCATTTTCTACCTTCGTGTTCATGATTAACAATTCCCGACATTTTAGACATGTCTTCCCACCATCTTCCACTTACAGGAATGTTGGTTGTTCCGGCCACTCCGATAATTCCAAAATCATTATTTTGAAAATTCTTTAAAAGTTTTTTACCCCAATTGTTAGTATCAAAATAAATGTCATCGTGACATAAAACTATGATATCATAGTTTGACTCATCAATTATTTCATTATAAACCTGTGATAAACTCTTATCACCGTTATTAACCTTTTCAATTACTTGAATTTTGTGTATACCTGAAGACTTTTTTAAATATTCGTAAAATTCAGGTTTAGTTTCTCTTGTGCTATATCCTATTGTAATCATATTCCTGTACTCCCAAAACCATTTTCATTTCTATCTTTTTCATCAAATGAATCGACCTTCACAAAATTAATGTTTCTACCCTGTACACATCTTGTCAATACTGCTTGGGCAACTTTCATTCCTTTATTAATTGTAATTGATTCAGGATTTGTGTTAAAAATAATAACTTTAATTTCACCAGTATACCCCTCATCGATGGTACCTGGACTATTTAAAACCATAATACCTTGATTTAATGCTAATCCACTTTTAGTTCTAACCTGAACCTCAAATCCAAAAGGTATATTAATTTTGACTCCTGTTGGAACAAGAGCTCTACCAAATGAACCTATCTCAATTGTGTCGTTTGAATATAAATCAAATCCACTATCTGAGTCATAGTTAAACATTAAATCTTTCTCATTTGTTGATGAATATTCTAAATCCATCTTTGGTACTTGATTCATCATTTGTTTTTCTAATTCGTTTAAATCAATCCCTATTTCTTCAGAGATATTTTTAAAATTATCTTCTCCTAATGACTCTATTAATTTTTGTAATTCTTCTAAATCACTATAAAGTCCGTTTTTATCTTCACTCATAATTCAATTATTTTTTTAACCACATTTATTAACACTTCAACATCTTTTTCACAATATTCTTGAATTTCACCATATTTGTTTTCGTTCCAAAATGAGTTATGAACTTTATTACCAGTCACTTCCATATTTTTAGAACTTTCAACTCCTAATGAAATACACATTAATTCTAATGAGGAAATTGCTCCAAATTGACCATATTGCCATATTTCTTTGGTGTCAATAACTTTCATTTCCCATGGCTTAGTATCATATGTTGGTAATAAAGATGAAGGTCTAACTCCATTTATTAACATTCTTTTTGATAAGACAGGAATGTCAAAATTTTTAACATTATGCCCACACAAAACAAATCCAAGTTTATCAACCCTATTAAACAAATTATTAACATCTGTTAATAATTGTTTTTCATCAGAATTAAAGAAAGTTTGTTTTTTAACCTCTCCTTTTGGGCCAATAAACCCAACTGACACACATATAATTTTATTGAACTCAGGTACTAAAGCGGACCTATTAAGGAAAACTTCTTCTTTTGTTTTTTCAGAATCTTCAGGGAACCTCTTATGAAACCAATCCAAATAGTTTTCAAATTGGTAACATAATGAAGGATAATCTGATTTAAAGTTTTCGAAATTACTGGAAATACCAACAGTTTCAATATCAATAAATAAAATTTTGTGTATTGGATGTTTTATCATACTAATGTTTTATAAAATTCTGCTCTTTCTTTTGTTACAACATGTAGTGAATATTTTTTCGATACATGTTCATATAAGTTTTCACCTAAATCAATACGTAAGTTAGGATTTTGTACTAATTTTTTCACATATTTTGCCCAATCGCTGTGGTTTCTCGAATCACCAACTAGTAAAGCGTTTCCACCATTATAGTTACCATTGGTTAATGCGTGTTTTAAGTCGATAGTATATGGACCAAAATCACTTGCAATTAACGCCTTCTTATAAAAACCTGCTTCAATAACCTTTAGTTGAGATTTAACTTTATTAAAAATGTGTTGTTTAATCGGAGCCAAAGATATATCAAATTTTGAATAATTCCGAGCATAAGATGTGACAGGTTTTGTCCACACTCTCAAATAAGGTTCTTCACTTTCGTTTTCAAAATTTGTTTGAGTGAACTGATAAAGATAATCTTTATACTGAGGAGATACTATTGAATAGTTATTTGTAAAAATTTTCTCATACTCATGCCAAACAGTTTCGTGTGGTTTAATGGGTCTTTGTTTTTTCTCACCTGTTTGTTGGTTGATTTCTGTCATCATACCTCTTGTATCAAATCCACACAATACGTATTGTATTTGGTCTTTAATTTCAGAAAGTTTTGAAACCATCCCATCCAATAACATTAAGTCATGTAAGTGTGATGAACCTCCTAACCAACCAACTCTAACTCTATCAGATTCAATTGTCGGTTCGTTAAATTGTGGTTCATTTGGGTCAATTGCGTTTGGGAATACAACAACATTAGGATTGTGTTTTTTAATCTCATCGGCAAAAATTTCCGTAGTTGTAGTTACGTATCTTGCAACCTTTAAGTTGTTGATTATTTTTTCATGAATTTTTTCTTGTCTAATTAAATCATGTAAAGGATGTTCTTTTGTCGGTGCCCAATAGTCATCTAAATCACAAATTGTTATAATACCCATACTATTCAACATAGGGACTATTTGTGCTGACCTATCTAAATCTTGTCCAAGACTTCTATGATAATGAATTATCTGATATTGTTTAAAGTAATTTAAATTTGATAAATCAGGATTAAATTCAATATCGACATGGAAATCATCAGGATAATTATCTTGTAAAAAAACGTGTGGATTAATTGAACGGAATCGACCAACTCCTGTTCCATCCGAAGGTACTACTAAAATTTTAATTTTTTCTTTCATAAGTTTAATAATAAACTAAAATGAAAGAATTTTCAATATAAATCTTTAATTACTTAGAAGTTTGTTTGATTTTTAAAATCTTACCTTCAAATATATGTTTTCCTACTTTAATTTGAACTACCTCATTTGCCTTTTGAGATGATTCGTACAATAAACCATTCTCAGATAAAACTTCTTCTAAAACTTCTCTTATCATTTCTTTTAATTCAGAGTTGTTTGATTTTGTCTGTGGTTGTGGTTTTTGAGTAGTTTTTTGTGTTGGCGTTTCAGATACCAATCCGTTTTTCTTCATTAATCTTGCGGCTCCTTCAATAATATCATCAGATAATGTCGCTTGATATTGTTGAGGTTTATCTATTGGGTGTTCTATCATTAATTTTTTGATAGCATCTGGTAATTTAGAATTTTTAATTCTGTCTTCAGTTACCACAGGTGCCTGCATTGTCATTTGTTTTGGTTGTTGTGGAGACAAATATTCTTCAGGTATTGAGTATTTTGCATCAATTGGTAATGTTGAGGTGTCACTAACCGAACTAACAGATTCGGATACTGACATACTGGGGTCATATTGATTTTGGTTTCTTGGCATTTGTTTATGTCTATCCATTATTTGTTTAGATATCGCCAATTTTTGCATTAAATCATTCATATTCTTCGTCAAATTTTGCACATACTTTAAGACCTACCATTCCCTTATCGTCAGGGTTATATTTTGGTCTAATTTCATTAAATTTATCTTTAGGGTCAATTGAATAGTTACCTATTCTATCTACTCTAAATAATCTCCACCCAGGTAATGGTTGTTCACCTTTACTTGCGGTGAAAGATGCTCCCTCACGTTCCCAAGCTCTAATAACTTTATTCCCCCTCTTTGATGTACCATAACAAAAAGGTTCAATAGTTCTTAATCCCTTCCCACCATTATCCTCACCATTATAATAAATGGTTACAGGATTACGGTTCTTGATGGACTGAATTATAGTATCAGAACTCTTCTCAAGAATAATTTGTTTGATTAGATTGTAAAGCTTCATTAAGAAGTCGGAGTTGTGTACGGTTTATCAGGTTGATAAGCGTTTATTTTTATCTCGTTGTTTCTCTCAACGATATCTTCACTTGTTCCACCATTTTTTATATCTAAAAATGTACCAGTACCTCTACCAATTTCATCACCATCAGATAATGCGTCTTTATTGGTACTTCCGTATTCATTTTTTTGAGATGCAAAATTGTTTTTTGCTAATAATTGATTTCTAATTTTATCAGCTACAGATGTCATATTGTTTTCTGGTTGTGATAAATCAACAGGTTCTTTTTCAGCCATATTACAGTAATTTTTTAATTATTTCATTTATTCTTTGTAAACTTTCGACAACAGATAAATCTTGTTGTGTATCTATTTTTTTAGTGTTATTATTGTGAGCCTTTCTAAATTGATTTTGCATCCCTCCATATTCTGATTTATGTTCATCACTTCTCTCAACCTGACCTCTCTTCTCACCTAACAAACCATTTAAATACTCTAAAAACTTTTCACCCCCCAATTTCTCTTTCTCATTTGGGTCTGACATTCTATTAATAATTCTTTTAGCATTTGAATAGGATATTTGTTTAGATGATAGTATATTCTTGATACTTTCTTCAGATTTGAATTGCTCCAAATGTGATAAAATATCAGAAGTTAATGTAAAGTTTTTACCGTATAATTTGCTATTCATTATTTTTTCATTAATTTAATCAAATCCATTATATCAACACCTTCTTTATCCGCAATCTTTTTTATATTTTCAATATTTTTTGATAATATTTTTGTAATCCCCTTTTGTTTTTTTGGTGACATTTTATCTTCCTTTTTTTTCTTATTTAGGATGATATCCTCAACCATTTTTACAACTTCATTTTTCCTATGCTCTTCAATTTTTTCTTTTTCAGTTAGTCTTCTTTTTGTGAAACAATTAAGACATTTACCATTCTTTTTTTGTTTTTCTAAAGATTTATCTAATTTTTTTGAAAATCCAAATTTAGATAGTCTATCATCTAATTCCAAATCATCTTCTACACCCATTTTTTTCATAATGTTTGCCGCCTGATTGTAGGTTTTAGCGTCCTCTACTTCTTCATAACCAAAAGCATCCGAAAAGTCAATTTCTTTAATTACAGAATCTTCATTATCCACACTTTCTCCCCAATAAACTCGATAACCACGAGTAACAGGATTATTTGTTTGTCTTGTTGCAACAACCTCTTGGTCAGTAGTTTTCTTTGGTGATAAATAAGGATTGAAAATTGGAATTTTTGAACTTAACATAGTCCCGTCATAATCAACCAACTCTTCTAATTCTTCTTTTTTATCTGAAAGATGTTTTTTTAAATCTGAAGTATTTTTTATATTTTTTTCCTTTTTAATTTTACTCAATTCTTTTTTTAAAGAGTCTTTCTGAGTTTTTTTAAATTTTAAAATTTCATCTTTTTTTCTAGCCTCAGTTAAAGTATTTGACACACTAAAATAAAGAGTAATATCGTCTTTACCTTCTTTAAGGAAAAAGTAATATGGTGAACTAAAATATTCTTTTCTAAATTCCATTAGTCTTTTTACATATAAATACATCGGATTAACTATTTATCTACAAAATGGCTCAACAGAATATTAATCAATATAATTTTAAAAAATGGTTTATCAAATCGGTTCCAAAAAATAACGATTTAAGTCTGGCGTCGGATGAGGTAGACTTTAATCAAGAAGTTATTTTTTCTACAGAGTTGATAGGGTTAAATGATGGTAATCGATTACCTATACATTTTGATTTAAACAATTCGGGCAGTTCTCAACTGTTTACAATTAATTATGGTGATTATTACACAGGTAATACTCTTGTATCTTTAAATTATTATAACCCTAATAATGACAATTTAAATTGTTATACCTCATCGACATTATGTGACATAGGTTTAACAGGTGTTGATAATGGTTTAACTACTCAAATATCAGGTGAAACCCTGTATTATACTATGGGGGTATATACTGGAGATACAAAATGGGATAGATACCATTATGATAGAAGAATGAAATTAATTCCTGTGTCTTATGGTACTAACGAACTAGTAGAATTAGTACTAACTTCAGATATTAGTGCCGGCTCAGTTATTGTGAATTATGTTTTTTCAGCAAGCACAAATGTTAAAACTAATGTCTCAATATCATTTACTCAGTCAATTGGTAGGGAAGACAATACTCCTCTAGTGGTTACTACAGGGGTTACAATTTTTTCAGGAACATCAACAGGGTCAACAACTGTTGTGTTTGATGCGAGTTTTTCTAATTTAAATCGAACAAGTAGTTTTGAAAATGTGACAATATCGGGAGTTAAATACACACAACCCATTGTTCTCAAAGAAGATACAAAATTCGAAGTACCTGTGTGCGAACAATTTTTAACTAATGAATTGAGTAATATTTTAACAACTGAAAATAGTGATAATATAATTACTGAACTTGATGGTTGTTATAATTGTTATTCTGGATTACAAACATTAAATGTCGGATATAGAACTGGTGCAATTGTTTATAATAGCGTTGATAACACAATTTACGTGGCAGCGGTAGAAAGCCCATATGTTTTTATAATTGACCCTTTAAACTTTACTGTTTCTGATACCGTAACGTTAAGTCAATCTTCTTCGTATTATAATTATATGGCTTATTATTCAGGAACAAATTCAGTATATGGTAGTTATTTGTTTAGTGATAACACAATTGGTGTTGTTTCATCAAACACTGAAGATAGTACGTTATCAATTTTTGTACCTAGAGGATTAACTGTACAACCAAATGAACAAAGATTATATGTTGGCGGGACAGGTAGGGTTAGATATGTCGATTTAAATACTCTAACAACACATACCGGTGTCTCATTAGGCTCAGCATCATTCGAATCAGTTTATAATAGTGTTGACAATACAATATATTTTGCAAAATATATTGCAGGCCAAGTTGCAGTTTACGATTGTTCAACAAGTAATGTAACTACCAATATTACTGTTGGGAAAACTCCATATAACTTACAATTTAATCCATTACTTAATGTTGTATATGTACTTAATGAAGGTGATGATAGTGTTTCGGTAATTGATTGTAATACAAATATAGTAATTGCAACAATTACAGGGATGACTAACGTGTTATCAATTTTGTATATACCTAATACGACAAAACTTTTAGTTAGTAATCTAAATGGAGTTGTTTATAAAATAAATTGTTCTAACAACACAATTACTTGTTCTCAGGATTTAGGTACTAATATACCTCAAATGACATACAATCCAAATGATGGGTTTGTATATGTGAGTGATTATAACGAAACAGCAACTATGAGAAGATTCATACCGTAAAAAATAAAATATATTTATAAATAAAATTAAAAAATGTCAAATATTAAAATATCACAGTTAACTCAGTTTACTGGTTCATCAAGTAATACGTGGTTAGTTATAAATAACTCAGCTCAAACTGAAACGTTTAAAATAACAAGAGAAACCTTATTATCAGGATTAATACAATGTTCAAATGTTATTGCGAGCGAATCACTACAGGCGAATGAAATTTTCCCATCAGATGATGTAGATTTAAATATAAGTACAAGAACTAACACTGGCACCAAAGGGATTAATTTAATGACCGGACCAAAACCTGGTGGTCTCGGGTATATTAGAATTAAAATCACATCCGGAGGTACGGTAGGTATTAATACAGATACACCAACTGCTCAACTTGATGTGTCAGTTCCAACAGGAAGTACGGTTGGATTAAGAGTTTCAGGTAATTCAAATACTGACATGGTTAGAATTACGCAAGTAGGAACAGGACATACTTTTGTTGTTGAGGATTCTCAAAATCCTGATAGTACACCATTTGTCATAAGAAATGACGGTAAAGTGTATATGGGAACTTATACTGAAGACACCTCATCACTACTTAATGTTGGAGGTAACGCCCATTTTTGGGGTAATGTTTTTTTTACGGGAACCGCTAATGTCGCAATCCAAAATGCAGTTCCTGGAAGAACTTTAATAAATTTTGCATCAGTTGGGAATTCCTATTTTAATAACGGTAATTTAGGTGTTGGTACAATATTACCTGACGCCAGATTAGACGTAACCTCAACAGGAAGTACGGTTGGGTTAAGAGTCTCAGGTAACTCGTCAACTGACATGGTTAGAATTACTCAAACAGGTAGTGGGAATGCTCTTATAGTTGAAGGAAATATAATATACCCGTCTCCATCTACTCCACCTGTAAGTAGTGGTAGTACCGGAACAAAAGGTACTGTGACATGGGACGGAAGTTATTTTTATATCTGTGTTGATACTAATACTTGGAAGAGGTCACAATTATTATCTTGGTAATAAAAAAGTCCAAAGTATTTATATAAAAATAGTTTTCAATGTCAAGAAGATTTTCTGGAAATACCAAAGAAACCGTATATAATATTGTATCAAAAACGGGTAATACTATAGGGTATTATAACCAACTTTACGGAGGGTTTTACCAAGGATTTTTTAAACTATTCGGATATGACTATGAAGTATTTCCGGACAGAACTAATAAAGGTTGGTCTGTTGAGATGTTATTAAGAGCGAGACAAGAAGATGAGTTTTATCATTTAGAGAATCAAACTTATTTAAATGAAGTTTACCCTAATAACAAGAATACTTTTTTTTATTTTGGTACAAGAGCTGAGAATAAATTTTATCATCATGCGGCAGGTTCACCCGCGACAGATACGGGGTATACAAGAGTTACGGCAAGTCTAAGTGGATGTTTTGAAACTTGCGCATGTTCAAACACAGGAGTCACCAACTCTCGATGTGTTGAAGTCTATGAACCTTTAACATATCTACCACAACATAATATTGATTGTAATTGCGGTTGTGGTTCATCAACAACGGAAGTTCCTAATTCAGATAAAGACCCATTATTTGACACTATGTCAAATAGTTTTTCATTAAAATTATCAGGTGACCCAAAAAACCCAAAAATATGTGTCAGAGTTTTAAAATTTACGGGAGGGTGTGAAGTAACAGGTACTTGTTCAACAACAGGAATTACATATGCAACAGGTTATACAGTTTCAGAGTATTGTTCATCAAAACAAATTTACGATTATTGCCAGGTCGCAAACGATGATTATTTAAATAAAGAGCATTGGTTTTTAGTTGATTGTGTTTGGGAAAGAAATGAATATTTTGATACATGTGATTTATATTATAAAGGTGGGCTCGGTCTGATTAGTGAAACTAAATATGTTGATTCATTATCACAAAATACGGTTAATTTAATTTCCCCACCAATTACAAATGGGGAAGTAGTCGCTGAAACTATAGAAGTTATTGAGTTGAATGAAAGATGGTTAACTGAAAAAGACCACAGACTTGGTTCTTTAAAATTATATGTTAATGGTAAATTGTTTTATGTTATTAATGGATTTGAGGAAATTATACCAAGAGGATTAAATACTGAAAAAGAAAAACAATTAGGTGTACCTTTTAATCTTTCTTGGGGTGGAGGAACTCAAGGACTTAGAGAAAGTTTAACTTTGGTATCTTGTAATGACAACACAGATTACCAGCAAGACCCTGAGGTAATGCCAAACCAAACATTATCAGGTACCTCATTATCCGCATTAACAACAAATATATTTATTGAACCTAATTTTGCAGGAAGTTTTGATGGTGCCATAAGTCAATTTAGGATGTATACTGAACCATTATCTTATCCTGAAATTATACACAACTTTGATATATTAAAAGAAAATTTTTCTTTATTTGATTGGAAATGTCCAAATTGTAATGATTTTTTGGTAAATGATATTGTTAGTGGAGTTACTAATAATGTTTTAACTTTTTCTTCGGCAACTTTTTCAGCATATAGTTATGACTTGAGTTGGAAACCTTTAAATCAAAATTTTAGAATTTCAATCACAGGTAATACATCAATACCATCATTCCCATATTCAATAAATTTATTAGACCCATTAATAATTCCTTACTTTGGTGGTGGTAGTTATTATTTTTATTTTCAACATATAGACCAAACATTACGTGTTGATGTTCCTGATAATGTAGTTAACGTATTATTATTTGGAGGTGATAATGTGTTAGATGTTGGTAATGATGCATATTTATTAATAGAACCTTTATAAAATTATGGCACAGGGAAAAACTTTAAATGAATTAACAGGGACAACATCAGTAAATCAACAAGATTTACTTTTAATATACCAAACAGGTAGTACTAAAAACGTATCAATAAGTGCATTGACTCAGAATATTGTAAACAAAAATTTTACAGGAGGTACTATGTCAGTAACTGGTACATCTTCTTTTGAGGGTAATGTAACAATTAATGTTTTAAGTGTTACTGGGGAAACAATTTTTTCAGATAACATCACAGGACAAACAGGGACGTTTAATGAGATAACTATTACCGGAAGTACCACAATTAGTGGTAATACTGAAATTGGAGGTAATGTGAGAATATCTAACGATTTAATTTACCCAACACCATCAGTAGTACCAAGTTTAAGTGGTGGTAGTTATGGAACTACAGGAACTACAGGAACAATTTCATGGGATTCAGATTACATATACGTATGTGTTGCAACTAATACATGGAAAAGAGCTCAGTTATTAATATGGTAAGTTAAAAAAAGATTTATTTAGTTTTAAATTTTATTAATATTTTATTCAAATAGTAAACTATGAGTAAAATATTCATACAAGTCGCGTCATATCGAGACCCCCAACTTATCCCAACAATAAAATCGGCGATAGATAATTCCAAAAATCCTGAAAATTTGGTATTCGGTATTTGTCGTCAATATCACCCTTCTGACAAGTTTGATGATTTAGAAGAATATCGAAATGATGGTAGATTCAAGATTATTGATGTGAATTATAAAGATTCTAAAGGTGCTTGTTGGGCAAGACATCAAATCCAACAATTATATGATGGTGAGGATTATACCTTACAGATAGATTCCCACATGAGGTTTGCTAAAGATTGGGATTTTGAAATGATAAAAATGGTTAAAGATTTGAAAAAGAAAGGTTATAAAAAACCATTACTAACTTCTTATGTTTCATCTTTTGACCCTGATAATGACCCAAATGGTAGAACTATGGAACCTTGGCAAATGGCTTTTGATAGATTTATTCCTGAAGGGGCGGTATTCTTTTTACCTGAAACAATACCTAATTGGCAAAATTTAGACTCACCTGTAACCTCAAGATTCTACTCGGCACATTTTTGTTTTACCCTTGGTAAGTTTGCTAAAGAAGTACAACACGACCCTGATTTTTATTTTCATGGTGAAGAAATATCTATTGCGGTTAGAGCGTTCACACATGGTTATGATTTATTTCACCCGCATAAAGTTTTAATTTGGCATGAATACACAAGAAAAGGTAGAGTTAAGCAGTGGGATGATGATTTAAAATGGTTTGAGAAAAATAATGTTGCCCATCAAAGAAACCGAGCTCTATTTGGAATGGATGGAGAAGCTGAAATTGAATTAGGTAAATACGGATTTGGGAAAGTTAGAACATTAAAAGATTATGAAAAATACTCAGGTCTAAAATTTTCAATACGAGGAGTCCAACAACATACATTAGATAAAAAATACCCACCTAACCCATATAATTTTAATAATGATGAGGAATGGGAAAATTCATTTGCAACAATTTTTAAACATTGCATAGATGTTGGGTATTCAGATGTACCTGAAGATGATTATGATTTTTGGGCAGTTGCATTTCACGATGAAAATGACAATACGATGTATCGATTAGATGCGACAAAAGAAGAAATAAAAAGAATGAAAAATGACCCCGATGGATATTGTAAAATATGGAGACAATTTGATACTTTAAAGAAACCAAAGTATTGGGTTGTTTGGCCACATTCAGAATCTAAAGGGTGGTGTAATAGAATAACAGGTAACTTATGAATATAGATTTTTGTTTTGCAACATTTTGTTTTGGTGATAGGTATTATTCCCAAACAAACACACTAATTAATGATTTGAAAATATCAGAATTAAAACCAAATTTAATTGTGATTACTGATAATCCTGATAAAATATTAATTGAAGATTTTGTTAAAGTTTTTAATGTCTCAGAATATTCTGAGGATTATTTAAACTATGCTAACAACTATTACGATTTTGATTTTTCAGTTAAACGATTTACAGTAAAGAAAGCATTTGAATTAGGTTATAATAAAATTATTTTGGTTGATACTGACATTCGAGTCAACTATGGGTTATTCACTCATGAAAATATTTCCAATTCGTTTGAAGATAATTCAATTTTAGGTTCAGTCACTTACAACTTTGATGAACAAATAACTACTAATAGTGAATTAGGTAAACGTTTAATGTATTATGAAAATCATTTTGGTTATGAAATAAATAAAAATGAATTAAACTTTATGCCTGAGGATTGTATTCAATATTTGAATATTGATACTGATAAAATGGTTAATTTTTTAAATGATTGGGACAATTGTATTCAAGTTAAGAATAGTCATGGGTTAAGGAACATACCTGCGGGAAATATTGATGAAATGTGTTTTAGTGCAATTAAGAATGGTATTAAAGTGGGTAACAATTCAAATAAATCTTTAAACATAGTTTTTGCACAACATGACAAATGGTACTAAAATAGTTAGTTCAATTTATGAACTAAATTATGTCAAAGAAAGAAATGGTGAAAGATATAAAAACTTTCCATTACTTGTTGCGACTTTAAAAAACATAATTTTTCCCGAATACAACTATGTAATTTATACTGACCAAAATTCGTATGAAAAATTCAATTTACAATATGAATTTAATAAACCAAATGTTGAATTTAAATTCAAAGAACTTAATACGTCAGAATCTTGTGAATTAATTGATAAAATCAGACATGATGAATTATCAGGGGGTATGAACTATGATAGAATTTATTGTGTTAACAATTATTTAGAAGTCGTAATTAATAAGTTGAAGTTTTTAATTGATGAGTCAGTTGATTGTGAAAATATATTTTGGATTGATTCTGGTTTGATTGGAACATCTTGTCATGACGGATGGAGAGATTACATGGCTCCACTAATTAACTCAAAAAATTTTTTAGAAAAAATTTTGGAAAAAATCCAAAAACATGGATTTATACATTTAAAAGGTAATTCAATTGTTATGAATTATGAAATGGTTGATAGATTCCAAGAGTTGTATGGTGTAGAATTAAAGGTAGTGCCAGGATGTCTATTTGGTGGAAAATCTGAAAAAGTTAGACATTTATTAGACGGATATTTAGACATTTTTACAAGTTATCTTATCAAATATAATCAGCTAATAAGTGAACAAGAAGTCCTTACGGCTATTACAGGTCAAAATAAAGAAGAATGTTATGCTTTTGAATTTGGAGATTGGTTAGACTTACAAAAAGGATTTTTAAACATTTTAGACATTTATGATGAATCAAAGTACACAAGAGAAAGATGTTATGTTTAGTCTTAATATTGTATGTACAAGTATTGGAAGACAAACTCTACCAAGGTTAATCGATTCATTTGTTAATCAACTAAAAAGTAATGATATTTTTACAATCATATCAGACATAAATCATGATTTTGTTTCTGAGGTTTTATCAAGATACAATTTTAATTTTACTGTTAATCATATCATTAATAATGGTGAAAGAGCGTGGAAATATGGTCATCCATTAATTAATAAACACGTAAACAATTTAGATGGTGATTTTATAATGTTTGCTGACGATGATGATAGATATACCGAAGGAGCGTTTGATGTAATTAGAGATAATGTTAAAGACAAAAATAAATTATATATTTTTAAACATAAGTGGGGTTCCGATATTAATTGGAAGTTAAAAGATTTTACAATAGGTAATGTTGGAAAATGTATGGGGGTAATTCCGAACACTCACAATCTTCCAAAATTTAGAGAAGATGTTTTTGGTGATGTTTATTTTTATGAGGAAATTGGTAACATGTTTGAAAGTGAGTTTATTGACCACATAATTTATAAAGTTAGGGATACAGAATGAGTCTTACGTTAGTTACAGGTTTATGGAATATTGGTAGAGATAATTTAAATGAGGGATGGTCAAGGTCCTATCAACATTATTTAGATAAATTTTCACAATTATTAGAAATTGATAATAATCTTATAATTTTTGGAGACTCTGAGCTTGAGACTTTTGTTTGGGAAAGAAGAAGTTCTGAAAATACTATGTTTATTGTTAGAGATAAAGATTGGTTTGTCAATAATGAGTTTTATGAAAAAATACAAAATATTAGAAAGTCAGAATCTTGGTATTCACAATCATCTTGGTTAAAAGACTCAACCCAAGGTAGATTAGAAATGTATAACCCATTAGTCATGTCAAAAATGTTTCTTTTACATGACGCAAAAATATTCGATAAATTTGATTCTGATAGTTTATTTTGGATTGATGCGGGTATTACAAATACGGTACATCCTGGTTATTTTACTCACGACAAAGTTATTGAAAAGTTAAAAAAGAAAATTAATAAATTTACTTTTGTTTGTTTCCCATATGATGCGAATACCGAAATTCACGGATTCATATACCCAAAAATAAACCAGTGGTCAGGTAAAGATGTAAAAAAAGTTGCTCGAGGTGGATTTTTTGGTGGACCAAAACACATCATATCTGAAATAAATTCAATATACTATAATTTACTTAACGATACCTTATCACAAGGTTATATGGGGACTGAGGAATCAATATTCTCAATAATGGTTTATAAATTTTCAGAAATTATTGATTATTTTGAAATAAATTATGACGGGTTGTTGGGAACATTTTTTGAAAATGTTAAAAACGAAAAATTAACAATCAAAAGTGAAAATACAAAACCAACTAAAAATTTAAATATTACAAATGTTGGTCTTTATGTAATCACATTTAATTCTCCAAATCAGTTCAGAACTTTAATACAATCTATGTCTGAATATGATAATGATTTTATTAAATTAACTAAAAAGTTTTTATTGGACAATTCAACTGATTTATCAACTACCGACGAGTATTTAAAAATCTGTGAAGAGTTTGGATTTGAACATATCAAAAAAGATAATATTGGTATAACAGGCGGAAGACAATTTATTGCCGAACACTTTAATGAAACTGAATTAGATTATATGTATTTTTTTGAGGACGATATGTTTTTTTATCGTGGAGAAAATAATGTTTGTAAAAATGGGTTTAATCGAAAAGTTAGTAATCTTTACCAAAAAAGTTTAGAAATTATCAATAAAGAAAATTTTGACTTTTTGAAACTTAATTTTTCCGAATTTTATGGTGATAATAGTACTCAGTGGAGTTGGTATAACGTACCTCAGAATTTTAGACAAAGTCACTGGCCAAATAATCCTAAATTACCTGAATTTGGTTTAGACCCAAATGCTCCTAAAACAAAATTTGAATTTATAAAATCTCACAAAAACTTACCATATGCGGGTGGAGAAATATTCCTATGTAATTGGCCAATTCTATTATCCAAAGAAGGGAATTTTAAATGTTATATTGAAACAAAATTCCAACATCCATTTGAACAAACAATAATGTCTCATTGTTTCCAAGAAACTATTAAAGGTAATATTACACCAGGTATACTGCTAATCACTCCTACTGAACATGATAGATTTGAACATTATGACTCATCTTTGAGGAAAGAATGTTAATGTGAATATTTATCTAAAAAAGATAGATGGAGTTTAGTATTGGTAAAAATTCAACCCTTCCCATATTAAAAATGCAGGTCGTTAATAACGGCAAAACTGAATTAGATGAATTTAATCAGGTGATTGAAAATTCTGCAATATTTTTTTCTATGAAAAATATGAAAAATGGGTCTTACAAGATACTAAATTCTCCCGCAGGATTTGTCGAAAGAACCAAAGAAAATATGGATGCTCCAACTGAATATTATGTGTATTATAGATTTAGTTCAGGTGACACAAGAACTGCTGGATTATATGAGGGTGAGTTTATGTTTAGAAATGAAGAGGGTACATATTTGTTACCAATCCGAGAAAAACTTACAATAAAAATTAATGAAACAAATGTGATATAATGGATTTTTATATTAAGAAAAACGCAACATTACCACAAATTCAGGTTGAGATATCTAAAAACGGAGTAAGTGATTTTAATGTAAATCAAAATCTATCCGAAATAATTGATGCGTACATTTCAATATTCAATCCTGATAATAATCAATATATTGTTGCATCTAAAAATTGTACCATAACTCAAAGTGCGTCAACTACCAACCCAACTGATATATCATATTATTTAAATTATCAATTAACAAATAGGGAAACAAAAAAACCTGGTAAATATGAAATTCAGATTTCTTTAACTGACACTAATGGTGAAATAATTTTACCATTACAAGAAAAAGTTTATTTGAATATTTTGGAAAGTTTTGCAATACAGGATTACCCATTTTCATCAAATTATATTGTTGATTTACCTTGTTGTGGTCCTGTTGAGGTTCTTCCTCCTGTTGTACCTGTTAAAGGTCCTGCATTATTATTTATTGAACCTATTAGTGAGGCTAGTTTTGTAGGTAATTACTTACATTTACGTGAGGCTTCTTTTTATGGTTTCTCTAATGGTACTTCACCACAATCAGGTTCTGATATTGGAAAGTATATGGACATGTATGCTGAATATATAAATTCATTACCTAATGTTATTACACAAGACATTCCACAATCTTCAGGTGGGTTTGACTCATTTGGAAACGCAATTGTTCAATATAATTTCTATACAACAGAAGTAAGTGCAAATACCGTTAGTGAATTTGCATGGTACACATGGGTTATACCAAGTGAATCTATTGGGGATTTAAAACAATCTGAAATTGCTTACGGATACGAGTTTGATAACCTTAGCACTGAGTCTATGAACAATACGATTTACCAATATAATTTTTATTATACAGGTACATCTTATTCTGTAGGGCATTACTCGATGTATACCACATTCCAATCAAATAACTTTAATCTCAATAACACTAATAGAAGTATTTATTTTAAAGGTCAAACGGTACAATAATTATGTCATTACAATATAAAAATCCATTAACATCAAGTTTATTAGACGGGTCACAATCCGCACTAAGAACAAAAACGTTTGGTACTAATTTTTCAGTACTACAAACGGGTGGATATATGGAAGTATATACCCTTAACGATTTAGTTTTTTCAACTAATGGTCAAACAGGGTTAATAGAATATAGTGGTAATACGATTCCAATTAAATTTAATGTAAGAACATTAAATTTTTTACCTGATGTTTTAACATTAGAATCAGACAATATTTCAACAGGTAGACAAAGATTAGGTATGCTAGTTTACGTTAAAGAAGTAAATCAAGTATATCAATTACACATAGACAATTATAATACTCTTTGGGATAATGCGGTTGCTGATGGTGATGTAATTCAAACTGAATATGGGACTTCAGTATATTCTAACCACGCAGGTGGTCGAGCATTAATTAACGCATGGTCAGCATCTACAATTGAAGGTGTTGGTGGGATTACTAGACCAAACGCTAAATGGAGAAAATACTATGGGAATGATTTAGCCTTAACAGGTGGGTCATTTAATTCATCCACAGGTATTTTAACTATGGTAACCATAACTGGAGGAACTGTACCAATTACAGGATTTGGAACGCCTTCAGGTGGTACGTCTGCAAACATTACGGGAGGAACATCATTTGCTGGAACGGGTGGTACAAGAGATATAAGTTTGACATTAATTAACAGCGGACAAACAGAAGGTGTTGATATTAGTTTACTTGAAGCATTTTCTTTTGAAAATGACAATGCAGTAAAAGTAACTGTTGGTGGAGTTAGTGCCGGAACTGCTCCGTTTTCAGCGGCAACATCAATACATGAGATAATCCAACAGATATTTTACCCAAGAATTGCTCCGGTATATAATCCCCAAAGAGACTCATCTCTTACTTTAAATCCGGGCACTTTATTATTTGAAGTTAATCAAACAATATCAACATTAGTATTAAATTCAGCATTTACTAGAGGTATATACACTGGGGGTATTTATCAAAAAATTGGAGGACTACCAACTTCGTATGTATACTCGGGACCGGATATTTCTCCTTCAGTTACAGCAACAACTAGTAATTTAACTAATTCATATACTTTAAATAATTACATCGTTTCATTAGGGTATAATATTTGGACATTACAAGTAAATTATGGAGAAGGTGATATACCTGTTTATGATACAAATGAACCATATCCTGTTCCTATATTCACAAATTCAGGGTTCACAACAACAACTGATAGATTTGAAGGGGTATATCCATTATTTGCGAATTCCACAACAATCAATACCAAAACTAGACAAACTTTAGTTTCTATAATTACATCAAATACTGTTGAGATATATTTTGCTGAAGGAGATAATAATGATGGTAGACAATATTTTGAAATTGCCGATGAATGGATAAACAGCCGGTCAATCAAAAGAGTAGAACAATTCAGTAGTATTACTCAATGGACATTAGACCCATATTGGACTAACATAACATCAACGACAAATACAATTCAGGGGGTTTCGGTTAATTATAAAAGATATACATACGCAGCAGGAATTGATGTTGGATTTAGATTAATAAGATTAGTTTTTTAAAATAGTAATGAATAGAATAACAGGAAGTACTACAATATCGTTGAACGTTGATGTGTTAGCGTCAGGTCCGTGGGACGCTCGCTCAATAATACCATATTACACAGGACTTACGGATAATGTAACATTACCTTATCCATACAAAGGTATGGTAGTTACTGTCTATAATGACCCTGATATTACAAAAAATGGGGTTTATTATTGTACTAACAAGGGTACCAATATTCCATTTGCAAATTCTGATGCAACTTGGACTAAAGTAGGTTCTGACTCTCAAACAATCACAGGTAATTCTTGGACATATTCTTCAGATACTTTAAATCTACTATATTCAACTGGTGGAACAATCCCAATCACAGGTTTTACATTTGTTAATACAACAGGTGATACAATATTAGGACAATTAACAATATCTGCCAATACCAATCCATTAATTTTATCAGGATTAACTGGTAGTACGTCATCAGTTGATACTAACACAAAATTTTTAACATTAGACCAATTTAATAATGTAATATATCAAACGGGTGTTACATCTACAGTTATTACAGGTAATACTTGGACATATTCTTCTGACACTTTAAATCTACAAATGTCGACAGGTGGTACGATACCCATAACTGGATTTACATTTGTTAACACAACAGGAGATACAATTCTTGGTAAGTTGATAATATCGGCAAACACTAATCCTCTTAATTTATCAGGTTTAACAGGGTCAACAAGTGCTGCCACAATAGATACAAAATTCCTTACTTTAGATGAATTCAATAATGTAATTTATCAAACAGGTTTAACCGCATCTTTACCTTACACAGGTGGTACTTCATCAGCGGGGACTGAAGGAACTACCGCAATTACCGCAACATTAATAGTATCAAATGAATCTACAGGAACTACAATTGATTTATCAGGGGCATTAACATTTGAAAACCCACTACCAACAAAAGAATCTTTTGGAAGTATTGGTCAAAACACAACTTTTTTTGCCGGAGGTAAAACATTCCAAGAAATAATTCAGGCAATGTTTTATCCTGTAATACCGCCTACAATAACGGCAATTTCAACAAGTTTTACTCGAAATACAACTGGTGGGGGATTTAGTCCTTCACAATTACAAATTGCAGGAACAAGTGGTAATGTTACTCTTACCGCAACTTACGTAAGTGGAACATCAATTGGTGGTGCTTACGTTGCAAAAACAGGTCCAGTAACTTCATTTGTATTTAGTGGATTTACTGAACCAACACCTGCTGTAACAGCATACACTTCTTTAAGTACTACCGCATATACTGTAAACTCAAATTATTTAGTAGTTTCAGGATATAACACTTGGAATTGTCAAATAAATTTTGCACCAGGTCAACAGCCATTAGATGATAGTGGAGCGCCATACTATGGGTCAGGTACTCCGGACTTTATTAACGGAGGTACTAAAACACCCGCCAATATTGTTATAGAAGGAGTATTTCCAATATCGGCAACATCAGACTCAAACGCATTTTATACTCAACAATCATTAGTATCTATGAAAACTAATGCAACCTCAACGTTTAATACTGCAGATGAAACCACATCAGATAGACAAGCATTTATATTACCGATAATGCTATACAATAAATTACAAACTATGGAATTATATGATGGTAATAGTCAAAGATATGTGACGGTTACTCCGTCTGAATTTTATACAATTACAGATTTTGGTCCGGTATATATTAACAGTACATATTCAAGTGTTGCGTATAAACAATATAAATATGATATAAGAGGTCAACACGGGGCTCAATTAATAAGATTAACATTTAGCTGATATGAGTAGGACATTAGGAGCATTTGATTATACACAAAACTATGAAGTATTAAATTCGTATCCTTTAGATGCTAGAATGAAAACCGGTTTATATGCCGATTTACAAGATAACGTAACAATACCTTATCCATACACAGGAATGATTGTTGCCGTCACAGATGATGGGTCAAATAACGGATTATATATTTGTACTAATAAAGGAACCGCAATACAATATGCTAATGGTACTACAATTTGGGAAAGAGTTGGTAGCCCAATTATAACTGGCAACACTTGGACTTATTCTTCTGACACTTTAAATTTACAAATGTCAACTGGAGGTACAATATCTCTAACAGGGTTTACTTTTGTCAATACAACAGGTGATACAATATTAGGTCAGTTAATAATCTCAGCGGACACTAACCCATTAATTTTATCAGGACTTACTGGTTCAACAACTTCTGTAGATACAGACACTAAATTTTTGATATTAGATGTTAATAATAACGTGATTTATCAAACGGGAGTGACCTCAACGGTAATAACTTCAAACACTTGGACATATTCTTCAGATACTTTAAATTTGGAAATGTCAACAGGTGGGACAATCCCAATCACAGGTTTTACATTTGTCAATACAACAGGTGATACTATACTTGGTAAATTAACAATATCTGCGGATACTAATCCACTTAATTTATCAGGATTAACCGCAACAACTACGTCAGTTGACACTAATACGAAGTTTTTATCTTTAGACTCAAATAATAACGTAATAATTCAAACAGGGGTCACTTCAACCGTTATTACCAGTAACACTTGGACATATTCTTCGGATACTTTAAATTTACAAATGTCGACAGGTGGTACAATTCCGTTAACTGGATTTACATTTGTTAATACGACTGGTGACACAATTTTTGGTAAATTGGTAATATCTGCTGACACTAATCCTCTTAATTTATCAGGGATAACCGCAACAACAACTTCAGTAGATACTAATACAAAGTTTTTATCTTTAGATTCAAATAATAATGTTATTATACAAACTGGAGTCACATCAACGGTAATAACTTCAAACACTTGGACATATTCTTCGGATACTTTAAATTTACAAATGTCGACCGGAGGGACAATTCCGTTAACTGGATTTACATTTGTTAATACGACAGGTGACACGATACTTGGTAAACTAACAATATCTGCAGATACCAATCCATTAAATTTATCAGGATTAACTGCCACAACATCAGCACTCACAGTTAATACTAAATTCTTATCTTTAGATGAAAATAATAATGTAATTATTCAGACGGGTATTAGTGTAAGTAACGCATCCGCATTATCTGGTGGTGTTACAAACTATCTTGCAAAATGGACAGGAACAAGTGCAATAACGACAACATTATTAAGAACAACTGATGATGGTTCAAAACTTGCGATAGGATTACCAAGCGGTGATACAATAAGTTATCCTTTAATGGTTTCTGCCGACACAAGTCCCGTATCATTTAAAGGAATAGTATCAAATTCTTTTGACCCTTCAAATCAATATTTGTATGTTGATACTTCATCGGGTGAGATTAAATCAAGTGTTATTTCAGAGCAGACAGGTATTACGGTTTATATAAGCGCAAGAACAAATAGCGGTCAAGTAGACTTCATTCAAACAGGTTCACCTGAAAACTTTAGAAGTGTTTATTACAACTATCACTTAAAAAGTTTAAGTAGTTATTCTATAAGAAGTGGTACTTTACAAGCGGTTTGGGGGACAGGAGCGACGGCAGATTTAAATTATACTGACCAAGGCCCTTTACAAATCATAGAAGGAGCTAATACTATTAGTGGAATAAATGTGTCAGGTGTGACAGGAGGTATTAGTGTGGTTATTGAGGTTGCAAATGGTAATTGGGAATTTAAAGCATATAGAGTAAAATTATAATGGGAATTTTTAGTGGAATAGTAAACTATCAAAATTTTGAGGTAGAATCAGGTATAACATCTAATTTTTTTATATCTCCAACTATCTCCGCTAATACAATTTCAGGTGGGGCATTATCGGCTTTATATGTTGCTAGCGGAAAAGTTACAAATCAGGAGTTTAAATATTTGAGTGGAACTACATCAAGTATTCAAATTCAAATAAATTCTTTAGCAAATAAAAACGAACAGTTTGTTTCTTATAGTGCGAGTACTAATTTAGATAATGATAAAAGTAGTATTGCGGGAAATGCTATAACATTTAGTCAAGGAAATAAAGAACTACTTATTAATACCACATTAACCAGTACTGAATTTGTTTGGATTAATTTTAATATGACGGACATATCCGTAACATCAATAACTAATTGGAATCCAACAGGTTTTCAAACAAATAATAATAATAGAGCTACACATATAATAATTGGTGGGGGGTCAACATCTGTCTATCCTTCAGTAATTTCAGGATTAACTGGTGGTACTAATGGTAGAATTGCAATAATAAGTAATTTGGGTACAGGATTTCCTGTGATATTTGAAAATAATAGTTCAAAATGTCCGACAATTTGTAAATTTAATTTTTCAAATAACGAGGCATATTTTTTACCTCATAACGCAACTATGACTTTAATATATGATGGAGAGTCTCAGTCGTGGAAGGAATTTTATCCATTAACAAGAGAAAGTATGTTTTCTACATACCAAGACTTTAACTATGTTGGTCGAAATACTAATTTTGGAAATGGTGCTTATGGTAGATTTTATTCATCGCAAGGAGTAATTGCATATACAGGTTTTAATGATACTAATAGTGTTATTTCTTTTAGGGGTACGAGTACTTATGCAGCACCTGGATTATCCGCAAGCTATTGTGCCGGAAGAGTCCCCCAAAGCTTAGGAGGTTCACAGTTCACTTTTTTTTTATCAAAAGTTGCAATTGATAATGATTTTGCAGGTCAAATGACTTTTGAAAACACAGTTGCGGTATTAAATAACGGCAAAGTCAATAATTATGGACAGGTGTGTGGTGCGGTAGGTACGGCAGCTAGTTCTAATCAGCATTGGATGATTTCTGGGAATAATTGGGTAAATATGGCAACAGTTGCTGGGTCGATAGTTCAAGTTACGCCTACAAATTTATTGGCATCTGATAGTGTGTTTAATTTTGTGTATTTAGGTATTGCAAATAATAATACAAGATGTTTTTGGTTTTATTCTAAAGACGGAAATGAATATGAAATAAGTAACATTAGAGCACAAGCATCTAATAATTTTATGGCAGGATTTGGGGCAGGTGTAAGGATAGTTACGCCAACAACAATCACACCAACTTTATTTGTTGACTGGTATGGAATGAATTTAAATTAAATGGGAAAAATAGTTAAAACATATGGAAATTTATCAGTATCCTCGACAGCTAATACCTTGTCCTTTACCTCAAATACAATAAATGGTGGGCTATTATTAGGGAATATTGATGCGTCATTTATAGGAACCGGAGATTCTTTGACTAACAAATCAAATTTTGTAACCAATATTGAATTTATTTATTTGTCAGGATTAACAGGTCACGTGCAAACACAGATAAATGAAAAATCTTATAGTAGTCTGTCGTATCTAACAACTTTATCATCCCCAAACTTAATTAATTCAAAAATAATTTCCGCAGATACTAATATAAAATTTGTAACAAGTTCAACAGAAATAGTAATTAATCAGTGGATAGGAGCGTTAGAATTCGGTTCAATTAGTGTATCAACATCGGGGGATAGCTCATATTCTGTAAATAATTTAACTTTGACTGGTTGGAACGATGTATACCCTAATAGGGCATTACAAATTAAAATAAATCCTCTATGTGTCTTGAAATTAACAGGTTTGGTTGGGGGTTCTGACGGCAGAATGGTAACAATAACAAATGTTGGGAATTTTTTAATAATTATTGAAAATTTAAGTCAGAATAGTAACTCTGACAATAATTTTTCACTTTACAATAAAACCAGTTATTTTTTGGGTAAGAATTCATCAATTAATTTTTTATACAATAATAATTTAAAAAAATGGGTACAAAATCTATCGTATCCTAATAACGAATTTTTAATTTACGATGATTTTACAAAGTCTTATTTTGCAGATATTACAACAACTTCATTATATTCAGGTTTAACTTCAGCATCAACACTATCAACAATAATTTATAGTGGTGGAACACAACCAGGAGCTACTTTTGTACCTGGATTTAGAACCTTTTCAGGATGTGCCACAGGTGCTGTCGAATTATATAAAAATTTTCAAAATAATTCAACAAATTCAACATCTTCGATATCTATAGGTTTTAGGGATAATTATAAAGGATTTCAATCTAAAACAGGATATTCTATGACAATTATTTCTAAATTCACCTCAATTAAAAACGTTCCCCCATTTTTAGGTCCTTTGGATAATTGGGCATTAACTTTAGGTACTAAAAATGTTAATATTTTAACAAATTACTCAGCAACCACAAATAGTAATACCATATTTCCAAATTTTAATGGAGGTACTTTTTGGTTGTTTGATTATAGTGGTAGTCCACAATATGCAAGATTTGCGGTTCAGGACACTTCAAACTCAACAATCGTAAAAAATTCAACTTTTAATTTATTAGATATTACAGGTAACACTTTTAAAACTTTTGGGGTTTATTCATTAACACCTTCAGGGTCTTCTTTTGGTAGTTCTACTTTTTTTTGGTGTGTAAATTCAGGAAGTTCTGAAAATTATATAATAGAGCCACCAATATTCCATACAGGAGGGACTATAAATGGATATCCTTCACTTACTTTTTACGGTGCTTACAATTATAGTGGTAATAGTAATTTTAATAATGTATCTAAAATTGTTGTGGACAATTTTGGATTTGATTTTAAAAAAATATAATATGTCAGAAATAGGTCAAATAAGAGGAAGATTTGTTAGTTCAAACTTTAGTGGGTTTTCAAACAGTCTTAGTTCAACTACAATATCAGCCACTACTTTTTTTGGTAATATTAGTGCCAAATTTATAGGTACGGGTACAACAATTGGGGATACCCCAAATTTTGTGACTGACTTAGAATTTTCATATTTATCCGCAACGACCTCTAACATTCAAACTCAAATCAATACTAAAGCGAGAAAATTAGACCCATTTTTAACTTATTCTTCAGAGACTAATTTAACAGATTACCGACAAATTTCGGCCGGAACAAACATAAATTTTACATCATCCACTACTAATTTTGGAATTTCTGCAAAATTTGATTTATTTAACCCAAATATAGTTTATGATACACCAACAATTCCCTCAAATAAAATAATTTTAGATTATTTCCCAAATGGGTGGTCTAACACCTATCCAAACAGAGCAACTCATTTAATAATTAACCCAACAGGAGTAACCCAAATATTTAATTTGAGTGCAAACACATTCGACTCACAATTAAATAGATTTGTAACAATCACAAACGTTGGTAACTATGTAATAATATTAGGAGGTACCCCATCATCAAGGGTTGGAAAATTTGAGGGAATCCCCACAATAGTGATGGGTGGAATGGCAAATTCAAGTTACACAACTGGATTTTATTTAATGCCTAATAAAAGTGTAAGTTTCGTTTGGTATAATTTTAATTGGTATATGATAAATTCATATTTGGCGGATAAACAATGCGGTCTGGATGCTAATGATTTATTTTTAGTTGTACCTGATACCGCAAATTCCCCTTTGAATAGCGGATTAAATCTACAGTCAAAAAACTACACAATGTGGTGTGACCCAAGTCTAACTCGTTCTTGTTTTGGTGGGGACCATGGTGCCCTCTTAAACGGATATATTGCATTTGGGGCACCAAATAACGGTTCGTGTTCTATAGGCTCTTTTTCTAATACCGCATTTCAATCTCAATCAGGTATGTCTTTTTTATACACAGTAATGACTAGAGCTAAATTTGTGGTGGATAATTATCGAACCACTAAAATATTTGGAACTCAAAATAGATTATCAACGACCTCATATACTGCATTAACAAATAATTTCCAAACCATCCCTAATCTTGGTGGGGGGACATTTATGTTAAATGATTACAGACGTAACCAAAACTATTGGTCCATGTGCGTACAAACTCAAGATGGTTCTACAATTGTCTCATCGTCTACTTTGCCTTTTTCAGCATTGACCTCAGAAACTGTTGCGGTACATTTTGGATTATACACAATAAATCCATCAGGTAGTAGTTTAGGTAGTACAACATTTTTTTGGAGAAAGACTTCCGACACGTATTGGACTATTGAAAATGAGATATTTCACACCGGTTCAACTATCAACGGTAACCCTTCATATGTATTATACGGGATTACAGGTAACAGCTCATCTATATCGACACGAGAATGTCAACAAGATTTGTATTATATGGGACACGCGGTTGGTTATTTAAATTGACAAACCCAAATTTGTAAATTATAATTAAACCAAAATAAGGTAAACTCCGACCTATAATTCGGAAGCAAATACACCAAAAGTTTAATTTATGATATCAAATGAAGAAATTGAGAATTTCCTACAAGGAAATGACGATGAGAAATACATCATCGGAGTAGAATACGATTACGTCAAAGATTGTGTTTGGAAAATTATTGAAGACCCTATTCACGGAAAACTAATTAAAAAAGATACATTCATCCCATTTGCATGGGTTGGTGACTTACGTGGATTAAACTTTTATCAATCATCAAAAGCGTTACAGAAAGAAGCAATGACAAAACATAAGATTGTCATTGAAAAATTACGAACTGATGGTAATGAGCGATTAGAAAAAGGTTTGACATTTATGGTTAAATCCCTAAATGGTTATCGTTCTCTTATTCAGTTTTTTAGAGATGGTGGAGTTGACCCTTGGGGTGAAAAGACCAAAGGACTTATCCTTATTCTACCACCTGTTGAGCAATTTCTAGTTACAAAGGAGAAACGACTATTCAAAGGATTTGACGATTACAATAGTATTACGAGGTTTGTATTTGACTTAGAGACGACCGCATTAGAACCAAAGGATGGTCGTATCTTTATGATAGGGATGAAAACCAATAAAGGTTTTAGTCAAGTAATTGAGTGTTCAACTGAAGAACAAGAAAGAGAAGGTATTATCAAATTCTTTAATACCATAGATGAACTTAAACCAAGTATCATTGCATCTTATAACGGATTTAACTTTGACTGGTTTTGGATATTTGAAAGAGCCAAGGCTCTAAAATTGGATATTAAGAAAGTTGCAAAAACTCTTAATCCAATTAACCCAATCAAACAATCTGAAAGTATGTTGAAACTCGCAAACGAGGTTGAAAGATTTAATCAGACATCTATGTGGGGGTATAACGTTGTGGATACATTACATGCAGTTAGAAGAGCTCAAGCAATTAACTCATCTATTAAATCTGCGGGTTTGAAGTATATCACCCAATATATTAAAGCCGAGGCCGCTGACCGAGTTTATATTGACCACACAGATATTGGTTCGTTCTACGCTAAGAAAGAAGAGTATTGGTTAAACATCCAAAACGGAAAATATAAGAAAGTGGGGATTGATACCTCAATTGATGAAGCGTGTTCCAAACATTCAAATGTTTATATTAAAACAACAGGTGATGATTTGGTTGAACGATACCTTGACGATGACTTGGAGGAAACTTTAACCGTAGATGAGGAATTCAATCAGGGTTCGTTCCTACTTGCGTCTTTGGTCCCAACAACATATGAAAGGGTTTCCACTATGGGAACTGCAACATTATGGGAAATTCAAATGAGAGCTTGGTCATACAAACATAATTTGGCAATTCCCGCAAAGAATGAAAAAACAGAATTTGTTGGTGGATTATCGCGACTACTTAAAGTAGGATACTCAACTGATGTATTGAAACTTGACTTCTCGTCACTTTACCCTTCAATACAACTTGTACACGATGTATTCCCAACTTGTGATATTACAGGAGCAATGAAAGGAATGTTAAATTACTTCCGTAATACTCGTATTAAGTATAAAAACTTGGCTAAAGAATATGCCGATATAGATAAGAAACAATCGACATCTTATGATAGAAAACAATTACCGATTAAGATTTTCATCAATAGTATGTTTGGCGCGTTATCTGCACCACAGGTATATCACTGGGGTGATATGTATATGGGTGAACAGATTACTTGTACAGGACGACAATACCTTCGTCAGATGTTACGTTTCTTTATGAAACGAGGTTATACTCCACTTGTATGTGATACGGATGGTATGAACTTCTCATTACCTGAAGGTGGTGTGGATGATAGAAGATACATTGGTAAGGGTAACAATTGGTTGGTTAAAGAAGGTAAGGAATACAAAGGTTATGATGCTGATGTTGCCGAGTTTAACGATATGTTTATGAAAGGTGCGATGGGTCTTGACTGTGATGGAACTTGGAAATCTTGTATGAACATTGCTCGTAAGAACTATGCAACAATGGAACATAATGGTAAGATTAAACTTACAGGTAACTCAATTAAGAGTAAGAAACTACCACTTTATATTGAGGACTTTTTGGACAAAGGAATTAAGATGTTGTTAGAAGGTGATGGTCAATCATTTGTTGAATGGTATTACGAGTACTTGGAAGTAATCTTTAACCAACAAATTCCATTAATGAAGATTGCCCAAAGAGCAAAGGTTAAGTTATCAATTGACGATTATAAAAAACGTTCAAAGGAAAAGACCAAAGCTGGTAATGAGATGTCTCGTATGGCTCATATGGAATTGGCAATCCGTGATGGTATTGCCGTGAGTTTAGGTGATGTAATATTCTATGTAAATAATGGTGTTAAAGCATCGCACGGAGATGTCCAAAAGGTTAATAAACCTAAAAAAGGGTGGTCACAATCTGATTTGGATAATATGATGGAAGGATATGGTAAAATACCTCGTGAAATGGTTGAATCGTATGTAAAACTTAATTGTTATCGTCTTAACCCATCAGAATTGGAGTCCAATCCTAATATGACTGGTGAATATAACGTAGCGAGAGCTGTTGTAACTTTTAATAAAAGAATTGAACCATTGTTGATTGTGTTTGGTGAAGAAGTTAGAAATAATCTAATTGTTACTGACCCTAAAGACAGAGGGTTGTTTACTAAAGACCAATGTAAATTGATTAATGGTGTTCCTTTTGAACCTGCGGACCAAGATAGTATTGAGGACTTGTTAACTATTACAGAACAAGAAAAGGTATATTGGGGGAAACGAGGTATTGACCCTGAATATATTTACGAACTCGCTGAAGAAGGATGGGAAGAAATGGTCTAAGATTGTTTCAACCCATCTGAGGATACAATATACCAATTACCAAAGGCATAATACATTTCAATTGATGCTCCTTTTTCAATATTGATTTCATTAAATTCTTCATCAATTAAACCATTTAATGGTAAAATTTTTGTAGATGTCAGGGCTTTAATGATGATATGGTCAGTATTTGTATTGTCTAATTTAATGGTAATATTTTGATTTTCTTTTGTGATGATAACACATTCACCATTTGTTGTGTATTCACTATCACTAACTAAACATAATTGACTGGTCATTAAAGTTTGACCAGCAATTATTCTTCTCATCGGTACTGATTTTAAGATTGGCATAATTAAATCACATATAAGTTTCTTGGGAACGCTCTTGTCTTCATTTGTTTCTGTAAGTTTTCAGCAATTGCTGCTTCACGTTCCATTATTTTTTCAGGTCTTAATCTTGTTAATTTTCCTTCAGCTCCAAACAAATCATCCCAAAGTTTTGCCTTTTCATCTTTTGCTTCACTTGCCAAAGATTGGTATTCCATAGTTACTTCACTTTCAGGTGTTTTTAAATTTCCTGAATATTTTCCTCTGACTTTTGACAAAGTTTCTTTACATGATGCAATAAACCATCTTCTAACCCATTGCTGTGACGGATTATTTAAATCATTCCATGTTAAAACTTCCATAGGTACATCTGACGGCATTCTTATAATATCAGGATTTGCCTTTAAACAAGCATCTCTATCGTCAGGACCAACATCATAATACCAATACCAAACTTGCGAATGTTTTAAAGAAGAGTTACCAAAGTCAAATTTCCCACCTGGTGTTTGCATTAAATGTATCGCTTTTTTACCATCAGGTAATGAAGTAATTCTATATGTTAAATCACCGGCAATAATTCTTCTTTGTATGTTAATTTGTTGTAAACGTAACATCATATCAAACGCTGGCATCATAAAATAAGAACCCGTATATCCCATCTGAGTATAACCTGCCGGACCACCCATACCATATCCACCCAAAGCTCCAAAACTCCAAGGGTCAAATAAAAGGTTATTCATTGCGGTTGGAGTAAACCATAAAAGTTCATTAACTTCTCTACCTGCAGGAATTTCATAAATTTGTTTATTTGGTTCTAAAGTGATATAATCTTTTTTTAATTCCCAATCCCCAAGTGGTGACGATTGTAAACCAACAATTTTAGAATACGCTTGTGCATATCTATTTTCATAATCCAAACTTTTTGTAATAAATGCTCTCGATAATGATTGGGTATCTAAGTTTAGATTGTATAATGAAGTCCACTGAGTATCAATCAACCAATCTTGAATGTATTGTGAATAATCACCTATTGAAAATTCTAATAGTGTATCCATTTGCTCATCTTCTAATTCGATTGAACGCAAAGGAGCCCCGAGTACGTGTCTTATTTTGGTATATAATTCACTTCTAAATGGTTCTGAAATTATTGACATGATATTTCTTTATATATAAATATCATCTACTTTTTTTCAATTTTTGTTTTGTATAAATCGTTGACAAATTTCCAATTAACAGCCTCCCAAAAGTTTTGAATATATTCATCTCTTTTGTTTTGGTATTTTAAGTAATACGCGTGTTCCCATAAATCCAATCCTAATAACGGAAACCCACCATAATCAAAAATATTCATAAGTGGGTTATCTTGATTTGCGGTTGACATAATTTTTAAATTTCCCTTATCGGTTAAAATTAACCAAATCCAACCTGACCCAAATCTTTTTTTTGCCTCAGACTCAAACCTAATTCTAAATTTTTTATATCCTCCAAAATCCTTAACAATTTTTTCCAAAATTTCACCAAATGGTTTTTGTGGAGTTGGGGACAACATTTTCCAAAATAACGCGTGATTAAATGCCCCACCTGCGTTATTTCTAATTGTTGTATTATACTTTGAAATTTGTTTAACAATATTTTCTAATTCAACATCTCCGTAATCTTTCTTTCGTAGTGCTGAATTTAATTTTTTAACATAACCCTTATAATGTTTTTGATAATGAAACTTCATAGTTTCAGGGTCAATAAACCTTCTTAAAGAAGCGTAACTATATGGTAATTTATCAATACCAATAGTCTTCATTTCTGTTAAAAAATATCTCTCACTTTCTAACAGATTTTCCCCACTAATTTTTTTAATTAAATTTTCAGTTAAAATATTAAGTGACTTCATCACTTATAAATACTTAACCCCTATTGATTTCGTTCAATATTTGTTCAACAATATCTGCAGGTTCATCACCCGTGTCTCCCATAACGGTACCAATAATTTGTTTTTTCTTAATTAAGATGTCATAGATAACACCTTCAATTGTGTTTTCAAATAAAGGATAAAATATAGATACGTTGTTTTTTTGACCATATCTGTATGCCCTATCTTCTGCTTGAGCGTGTTCTGCGGGAACAAATGATAAATCATTCATAATAACTGCTTCACCTTCAGTTAAAGTAAGACCAACACCTGCTGCCTTTAAATTACCACAAAATACTTTGATTTTATCACTTGTTTGGAATTTATCTACAGCATCCTGTCTTGCGGGTTTTGGGGTGGAACCATCCAAATAAACTGAGGATTTACCAAAATGGTCGTGTATCTTTTTTAAAGGTTCTGTAAAATTACTAAAAATAATAACCTTCTTACCTTGTTCAATAATATTCTCGGCAAGTTCAATAGTGTAAGCAATTTTTTCTTCAGCAATAACTTGTCTGACTTTCATCAGTTTTGTAAATTGAACAGATAGTGATTTGGATTCTTCTTGTCGATTGTTATACCAATCATAATATTCACCCATAAGACCCTCATACATTTTTGACTTTAATCTCAAATATACGGGGGTAATAATTTTATCAGGTAAATCCAATACATCAGTTTTTAATCTTCTTAAAATTTGACGAGAAGTTCTTTCTCTAAGTTCTTCTAAATTTGACGCTCCTGTAACGTTCCACACTTTCTTATTTCCAACTCTAAACTGATACCCACCACAATAACGAATTGCGTAAGCCATCCAATTTTGACTTACAGGACTATCAATTAATTTTAAAATGTTATAGTAATTCATAGGACGAGAAGTCATCGGAGTTCCCGTTAATAACCAAAGTTTTTTTATATCTTTGGTTAAATCCATTATGATTTTTGTTCTTTGAGCTTGAGCATTTGAAACATAATGAGCTTCATCAATAATCACCAAATCAAATTTGGATTTTGAAATTAATGAATTGTCTTTATCTTTTGGGTCGTGGAAGTTTTTTAGAATATCATAGTTTGTGATAATGTAGTCAGCATCCTCATATTTTTTTCCCTCGCAGATATAGATTGATTTATCTGTATAATTTCTAATTTCCCTTTCCCAATTTATCTTTAAAGATGCTGGACAAATGATTAAAACTTTTTTAGCCCCACTTTCTAATGATGCAATAATTGTTGAAGTCGTTTTTCCTAATCCCATGTCGTCAGCCAAAATGAACTTATCATTTTTTAACAACTTCTCAATTGCTTCTTTTTGGTGTGATAGTGGAGGACGATTCTCATATTTTGAGTAATCAACATTTACTTCATTTTCTCTATATTCTTTAATAATCGCAGCCTTCGGTACCCAAAAATCGTGAGTAGTTTCTCCACTAAAAACCTTACCCCAAATATGATATGATTTATCTTTTTCAACTAAGAGCTTCTCAACATATATTTTATCAGGTTCTTTAATAAACGGATTGTCCTCAACAAGTTTGGTTGAGAAATAAGAATCAATCGGCACCCATTTTTTGGCAACTTTTGGATTAACGTTATGGTAATTAATTACATATTCGCATTGAGCTCTTGTGGGGACATGTTTTTTGTTTGTCTCGCACTGATTTTTAATTTTTAAAATATAATTGTTTGAGCCATTATAGGTCTCCAAAATAGAAATTGCCTGTTGCTCAATACTAATGTTCATATTTACTAATACTATAACAAATAATAATAAACAAAAATAAGATATTTATCAATATGTCAAATAGAATAGTTCCAATAACAAGATTAGGTAAATTTTTTGGTGCTGAAGATTTCAATTTAGAAATTTCTATGGGTAAAGAATGGGTACATGGAGATATGAATTTTACTTTGGTTCTTTACCGAGTTGATAGACAAAAAACGAATACTGATGACGTTTACGGAGAGGCGGTTAAAGATGGAATTAAATTTTTAACACCTGTAGAATTTAAAGGTATTGTTAAAATTGAGCAACCTAAGAATGAATATTTAGATAAATCTATGATTGAACAATTAGAGCCAGGTAATTTACAAGTTTCTGTTTATCAATCTGATTTAGATGAGTTAGGTATTGACATAGAATTTGGTGATTATATTGGTTATTATGAAACTGAAAAGAGAGTTAGATATTATTCAGTTTTTAATGATGGTAGAGTTATTAGTGATAATAAACACACATATGGTGGTTACAAACCTTATTATAGAACAATAATGGCATCACCTGTTACGGATAACGAATTTAGAGGATTGTAATGGCATTACCCAAAAAAGTTATAAAAAATTTATCTCTATATCCTGAAAAGGTTGGCAGGGAAAGAAGACAAGAACTTCTTGACGATATTAATCGTGATGGTACTTATTTGCCCAAATCAATTCTACATGAAGATTTAGATAGAGGTTTTTTAGACTTTGTTAAAAATGAATTAAAAGTTGTCACAGATGGAAAAACAATTCCTGTTGTGGACATTTTAATATCATCACAAAATTGGGCTCAATTTTCGCAAACATGGAATTTTAAAAATTTAGATAAAAACACAGAACCACCTTTTATTACAACAATTAGAAAACCTGAAGTAAAATTTGGGTCACTACCATCTTTACAATACAACATACCAAATAGAAGACAATATTATTATGCAGCAGTCCCTAATTGGAGTGGAGAAAGAAAAGGTGTTGATATCTATACAATCCCACAACCAATTCCTGTTGATATTGAATATTCAGTTAAAATAATTTGTAATAGAATGAGAGAACTGAATCAATTTAATAAAATTGTTTTGGATAAATTCGCGTCTTTACAAGCATATACAAGAGTTAAGGGACATTACATTAGAATCACATGGAAAGAAATTTCTGATGAGTCTGTTTTAGATTTAGAAAAAAGAAAATATTATATCCAATCTTATGATTTTGTCTTATCAGGGTTTTTATTAGATGAAAATGAATTTGAGGTTAAGCCAGGAATTACAAGAGCATTACAAATTTTTGAAACCTCATCAAGTGGAAGAACTAAAAAGAAAAAAAGAGCAATTGAAAATAGTGATGTAATATCTACAGAAATTGTTATGTCTGCCGGAACAACAACATATTCTAAAACATTTGAATATAATGTTAATTTAAAACTTATGGGAACTGAAAATATAACATCTTTTAATGTTTATATTAATAACTTATTTTTTGGAACAACATTCTCAGGACTTACAAATTCTGTTCAATTAAATTCAAATGACGTATTAAGAATTGATATTGTTCAAACTAATAATACGGTAGATTCAGTATTCAAAATAGAAGAAATATTGGTTTAATTTTCACCATATATATCTTTTTTTTCTGAACAATTTTCAAATATCATCTTCTCAATAAATTTATGAATTTTTAAACCATTTTTCTCACAATACTTTTTAAGTACTTTGTGACTATCTTCTGATATTTTAAGATTCTTTATTTTCATGGCAGAAAAAGGGCAGAATTTATTCTTACTAACAAGTAAATAGTTTCCACAATCAAAGTATTTTGATTAAAAACATAATATTTATGAATAAAATAAAAAAATTAAAAATTAAAATTAATGGCATCTAAAAGTAAAGTATTTGTATCTCCTGGTGTTTACACATCAGAAAAAGATTTATCTTTTGTGTCAAAAAGTATCGGTGTAACAACCTTAGGTCTTGTTGGTGAAACTTTAAAAGGACCTGCGTTTGAACCTATGTTCATTTCTAATTACGATGAGTTTACTGCATTGTTTGGAGGAACAACACCTGAAAAATTTGTAAACACACAAATCCCAAAATATGAAGCTGCATACATTGCAAAATCATATTTACAAGAATCAAATCAACTATTCGTCACGAGAGTATTGGGACTTTCGGGATATGACGCAGGACCATCATGGTCAATAACCACTCAAGCAAATTTAAATTGTTTAACAATATCTGCAACTGCGATTAATCAATCTGCGGATTTTCAATTTCAGGTAATAAAATCGTCAAGTGCGGTAACATTGTTTAATAATACTGCGGGAACTTATGCATCTAATATTAATACATGGACAGGTTCACCTATGAATCCTGTTTTCAGTACTCCGTATACAGATTTTAATGGCAACATATCAACAATTAGTGGAGATATGACAACCGCATTAGGTATAATGGTGGCCAATTTAACAACATTAAGTGCTCAAACAGGTGGATGGTATGGTCCGGGTAATGGGTCACCTGCTTCATTTAGTAACGCTCAAAATTATTTGGATGTTCCTGATACAATTTATCCTGCATCTGATTATTGTGATAGATTAAATGATGGATGGTATTATTCACAATTTACGGATATTGGTAATAATGTATTTACAGGGTTTTCATTTAGTTGGGTAGTAAATACAAAGCCAGGTCTTGGAGAATTAATTAGTGGTGCAACTACCATAACAGGTTCGGTAGAAGGTACTTACTACACTTACAGAGCAACCGCTCACACTGAGTATAATGATTTAGTAATTGCAACACTCCGTTCAAGAGGTATTACACAATACTCATCAACACAATCAGGACCAAGATATGAAGTTTCAGCGACTACTGCAGTACCAAATGTTAATATGATAACATCAGGAGCATATTCCGCAGTTACAACTGACCCATTTGCAACTTTTAAAATTTCAGGTAAGACTTATGATAATAATACCTTTAGTTTTGAAACATCATTTAATCAATCAAATTCAAATTATTTTTCTAAAGTTTTTGGAAGTACTAATTTTGAAAAAGATAGAACTGAAGTTCCTTTATTTGTTGAGGAGGAATATATTAACTTATTGAACTATGGATATAAGAAAGGATACATTAAAGGGTTAAACACAACTTTGGTTTCATTACCAAGAGCTGTTGGTCAAAGCTCAAGTTCAATTGCGTTCTACTTAGAAAGATACCAGACTCCTGTTTCTCCATGGGTTGTTTCTGAAATTAGAGGTAACCTTGTGTATCAAATGTTTAAAGCATATACTATTGGTGATGGAGATAGTGCAAACTATCAAGTAAAAATTTCAATTGCAAACATTTCATTTAACCTTGGAACTTTTGATGTGCAGGTAAGAGATTACTACGATACAGACGCAAATCCTGTGGTTTTAGAAAAGTTTGTAGGTTGTTCGATGGACGCTAGTCAGAACAATTATGTTGCTAAGAAAATTGGTACATCAGATGGTGAGTTTGAAATTAAATCAAAATACATCATGTTAGAAATGAATTATGATGCACCATTTAACTCATTACCTTGTGGATTTGAAGGTTATACAACAAGAACTTATGGTTCTGCGGCATCTCCATTCCCTGTTTACAAAACAAAATATGACACACCTGGTGATATAATTTGGAATCCTCCTTTGACAACATTTGCAGATGGTTCTGATGATGAGGTCAGAAGTCCTGGAGATAATGTGAAAAGAACTTATTTAGGTATCTCTGACACATTAGGTTATGACCCTGAGTTCTTCGCATATAAAGGAAAACAAAATTACCAAGGAAATTGGTGTACTGAAGGAACTTATAATAGTTGGGATACAAAAACTAAAGGTTTCCACATGGATAGTAGAGCAACTGGTATTACAACAATTGCGGGATATAATTATAGTGGTTCAGCATTTTATGCTGGTGATGCTCAATTTAGTAGCGAACCTGAAGATTCTACAAGTCCATATTACAGATTATTCTCTCGTAAATTTACATTCTTAGTACAAGGTGGATTTGACGGATGGGATATCTACAGAGAGTTAAGAACAAATGCTGACACATTTAAATTAGGTTCTGCAGGATATAGATATGGACAATTGGCAGGATGTACAAGATTCCCAAGCTCAACAGGTCTTGGTATGTTTAAACCAATTACGGTTGGGGATAATGCAGTTGATTACGCAAATACTGACTATTACGCATATTTGTTGGGTATTGAAACATTCTCAAATCCTGAAATAACTAATATTAATGTATTTGTAACACCTGGTATTGACATTAAAAATAATGAAGAACTTGTAAGTGCGGCAATTGATATGGTAGAAAATGACAGAGCAGATTCAATCTATATTCCAACAATGCCTGACTTTGATTTATTACAAAATTCAACATCTATGGATTATTTAATCTACCCACAAGGAGTTGTTGATGATTTAGAAAATACAGGTATCGACTCTAACTACACCGCAACTTACTACCCTTGGGTATTGACTCGTGATACAGTTAATAACACTCAAATCTATTTACCAGCAACGGCTGAAGTATGTAGAAACTTAGCGTTAACTGATAACACCGCATTCCCATGGTTTGCAACTGCAGGTTACACTCGTGGTATTGTAAACGCAATTAGAGCGAGAAGAAGATTAACCCAAGAAGATAGAGACACATTATACAAAGGTAGAATTAACCCAATCGCTACGTTTAATGATGTTGGAACGGTAATTTGGGGTAACAAAACTCTTCAAATTAGAGAATCAGCTCTTGACAGAATTAACGTTAGAAGATTGTTATTACAAGCTCGTAAGTTGATTTCAGCAGTGGCGGTTAGATTGTTGTTTGAACAAAATGACCAAATTGTGAGAGACCAATTCTTAAATGCGGTTAATCCAATTTTAGACGGAATTAGACGTGATAGAGGTCTTTATGACTTTAGAGTTGTGGTTCAAAACACACCTGAAGATTTAGACAGAAATCAATTGGTAGGTAAAATTTATGTAAAACCAACAAGGTCTTTAGAATTTGTTGACATAGAATTCTTAATCACACCAACAGGAGCTTCGTTTGAAGATATCTAATTATTAAATAAAATTATAAAAACCCTCACATTATTGTGGGGGTTTTTTGTTACAAATAAAAAGATGAATATTTATCTATAAATAAATTGAACAATTAAATTAAATGGCATCTAAAGTATACGTTTCACCCGGTGTATATACTTCTGAAAGGGAACTTTCATTTATATCACAAAGTATTGGGGTAACAACATTAGGTTTGGCTGGAGAAACTTTAAAAGGACCAGCGTTCGAACCAATATTCTTAACAAGTTATGACGACTTCCAAACATATTTTGGAGGACTATCTGTTGAGAAATTTGTTAACACTCAGTTACCCAAATATGAATTACCATTCATTGCAAAACAATATCTACAACAATCAAATCAATTATTTGTAACAAGAGTATTGGGACTTTCAGGTTATGATGCCGGACCTTCTTGGACTATATCAACTGTTGCAAATCCTGATTATTCAACTCTCAAAGTGTGGCCTCCAACCCAAGGTAATTTTAGACTTTTTACATTTTCAGGAAATACTGGTGGAACGGTAAATTACTATTTAACAGGGGAAGATACGTTTAATCATAATCAAATAAATACTTTTTCAGGTTCACCATTTTATAGTAAATTTGATAAAGTGTATACCAAATTCGATGGGGGTACGTCAACAATAAGGCAAGATATTACGGCATTGTTAACTTCCATTTTTTTGGATAACTCATTATCAGCAACCACAACAGGTGTTTATGGTTCTGTTAGTGCGTCCACCCCGTCAACAGACATATTTTCAACACTTACTAATTACACTAACCATTATGACGTTCCTAATTTATTATTAACAGGTTGGACAAACACGGATAGACTAAATGACGCTTGGTATTATGCGGGATTTGATATTAAAAATGATGGTACGTATTCTGGAGTTTCAGGATATTGGACAATTAGAACATGTACAAATCCCAGTGACCCATATTGTTTCAGGTCAAGTGGTATTGGTAGTTTTACAGGTATGTGTACGTTTAATCATATTTTTTTTTCAGGTAACTCATATACCGATTATAATGATTTAGTAGTTGCAACTTTAAGGTCACGAGGAAAAACACAATACACCTCAACATTACATGGACCCCAATATCAAGTTACTGCAGATACCGCATCTTTTATAGGTACAGGTGCATATTCAGGAGTTACCCAAAATCCTTTTTCAACATTTGTAATATCAGGTTCCGATAAAAGTAATAATGTGTTTTCTTTTGAAACTTCTTTAGATATAAATAACGCAAATTATATCAGTAAAGTTTTTGGAACATCTAATTTTGAAAAGGATAGTGTACAGGTTCCATTATTCGTGGAAGAAAGATATCAAAATCTTTTAACTTATGGTTATAATAAAGGATATATTCGAGGATTGAATACTGATTTTCAATATCTTCCTGAATCTAGAAATAAAAACCAAGAATCGATAGGTTATTATTTACAACAATATCAATCTCCTGAATCACCATGGGTTGTTTCTGAATTAAGAGGTAATTTAGTTTACCAATTGTTTAAAATAATTTCAATACCTGACGGTAATAGTGCTAATAGACAAGTTAAAGTATCAATTGCAAATATATCTTTTCAATACGGAACGTTTGATTTACTTGTTCGTGATTACTATGATACGGATGCTAATCCTGTTATTATTGAAAAGTTCACAAAAATGTCGATGGATAGTTCCCAAAGTAATTACATCGCAAAACGTATTGGTACATCTGATAGTGAATACACAATTCAATCAAAATACATAATGGTTGAAGTTAATCCTGATGCTCCATTTAACGCATTACCTTGTGGTTTTGAAGGGTATAGAACTAGAACATATTCAACTTTAACTTCTCCATATGTTATTTACAAATCAAAATATGATACATATGGAGAGGAAATATTTAACCCTCCATTTGGTTCAACTCAGGGAGATGATACTGTATTTAGTCAAGGTGATAACGTTAGAAGAACTTACTTAGGTATTTCAGATACAATTGGCTATGATTCTGATTTTTATGATTACAAAGGGGCTTATAATGACCCATCATATAATTGGTGTTCAGAAGTCACCCCAACTAAGTGGCAAAAAATTACAAAGGGTTACCATATGGATATTAACGCATCTGCAGTAACTATTGCAAATGAATATAGTAATTCAGGAGACCCCAAATTTGTATGTGGAAATGCAAGTTTCAATAGTGAACCTGAAGATTCATCTAGTCCTTATTATAACTTATTTTCTCGTAAATTCACATTCTTAGTTAATGGTGGATTTGACGGGTGGGACATTTATAATGAAAGAAGAACAAATTCTGATTCATATATCTTAGGAGCGTCAGGTTACAGGTCAGGTCAATTGGCTGGATGTACAAGATATCCGACATCTACAGGTTGGGGAGCGTTTAGACCAATAACCTATAATGACAACACAACTGATTATGGTAATACTGACTATTACGCATATTTAATTGGTGTTCAAACATTTGCAAATCCTGAGGTTACTAATATTAACGTTTTTGCAACACCTGGTATTGATTATGTTAACAATCAACAACTTATTGTTCAAACAATCGATATGATTGAAAACGACAGAGCGGATTCAGTTTACGTGGTTACAACACCCGATTTTGATATATTACAACCATCGTCTTCTTTAGATAATTTAATTTATCCAAGAGATGCTGTAAGTAATTTAGAAAATAGTGCAATTGACTCTAATTACACTACAACTTATTATCCTTGGGTATTAATGCGTGACACAAGTAATGGAAGTCAGATTTATTTACCTCCGACTGCTGAGGTATGTAGAAATATTGCATTAACTGATAATATTGCATTCCCATGGTTTGCAACTGCAGGTTATACAAGAGGATTGGTAGATGCGGTAAGAGCTAGAAAAAAATTAACATTAACTGATAGGGATGTATTGTATACAGGTAGAATTAACCCAATTGCAACATATAACGATTCAGGTCCAATAATTTGGGGTAATAAAACATTACAAGTAAATGCGTCTTCATTAGATAGATTGAACGTTAGAAGATTATTACTACAAGCTCGTAAGTTGATTTCGGCAGTTGCAGTTAGATTGTTGTTTGAACAAAATGATTCAGTCGTTAGACAACAATTCTTAGATGCTGTGAATCCTATTTTAGATAGTATTAGACGTGACAGAGGTCTCTATGACTTCCGAGTTGTTGTCCAAAATACAACTGAAGATTTAGATAGAAATCAATTAGTTGGTAAAATTTATTTAAAACCAGTTAAATCTTTAGAGTTTATTGATATTGAATTCTTAATTACACCGACAGGTGCATCATTTGATAATATTTAATAGTATGGGAGTTATATTAATAGAACAAGTTAAAGAAGAATTTACACCCGATATGGTTTATTGGGCATTTGATTGGGATGATAATATTTTAAAAATGCCAACTCAAATTATCTTAAAAGATAAAAATGGTAATGAGGTTGGTATGTCTACTGAAGATTTCGCAGAATACAGACATGAAATTGGTATTAAGGATTTTGAATACAAAGGACATACAATTGTAGGTTACGCAAATGACCCTTATAGACAATTCGGAGAGAAGGGAGACAAGAAATTCCAAATAGATGCATTTTTAGCAAAACCTGCAGTTGCTTGGGACGACTTTGTTAAGGCAATTAATAGTGGTTCAGTTTTTGCAATTATAACTGCAAGAGGACATTCTCCGTTAAAGATAAGAAGTACCATCGAAAAAATGATTAATGGGAACTACAAGGGTATAAACAAGAAAGAACTTGTTAAAAATTTAAGAAAGTACAGAGAGTTTGCGGGTGAAGAAGATATGGAAGATTCAGAAATTATTGACGCATATTTGGATATGAACAAATATTATCCTGTTACTTTTGGACAAGGTTCCGCCCAATCACCTGAAAAAGGAAAAGAAATTGCGTTAAAAGAATTTGAAAATTATGTTAAGTACCTTTCAAAGGTTTTGCAGACTCCGGCGTATTTAAAGAATAAAATATCTAATTCTTTTCTACCAGTTATCATTTTTTCAGATGATGATGAGAAAAATTTAGAACATAGTCATAAAAAATTATCAAATAGACCAGAGAATATAATTCAATTTGTTTCTACAAAAGGAGGAGAAAAAAAGTTATATACTGGAAATGAAAATTAAACTGGTCTTATTGCAAATTTGGACATAAAAAAATTTAAAGTAAATAGAAAAAATAATAAACGACACTATTTATAGAAAAATAAAAGAAGAAAAAAAACAAAGAAATGGCTGATTTACTGATTAAAATGCCGATACCATATGAACCCAAACAAAAGAACAGGTTCATTTTAAAATTTGATAATTTAGGTATCAATGAATGGTTCGTGGAAAGTACAAGTAGACCATCAATAACTATAAAAGAAAATGAGATACCCTTTATTAATAGTAAAAGATATGTTGCATCTAGTTATGAATGGGAAACAATAGATGTTACATTTAGAGACCCAATCGGTCCATCGGCTACACAAGCTTTAATGGAATGGGTTCGTCTTCATGCTGAGTCTGTTACAGGTCGTATGGGTTATGCCGTAGGATATAAAAGAGATTTGGAATTGGATTTATTAGACCCAACAGGTGTTGTTATTGAAAAATGGATGTTAATGGGTACATTCTTAACTAAAGTTGATTTTGGTGATTTGGAATATGGTGAAGGTGGACTTGTTAATATTACTGCCACTCTAAGACCTGACTATTGTGTTTTAGTATACTAAAAAATACAAAATATATTATATTAAAGTCCAAGAAATTGGACTTTTTTATTTACAAAGGTTTATATTAATCTAATTTTATATATAAAAACTTATTTATGAACGAGCAAATCGCTGGACAAGAAAATTTTTCATTACCTCACGACATAGTTGTATTACCAAGTGAAGGTAAGTATTATAAAAATAAAAAGAAGTCAGTTAAAGTAGGGTATTTAACTGCAGTTGATGAAAATCTAATAGTATCTTTATCTACGGGTGAAGCGACTCAAATGATGTCTCAATTAATTAGAAATAAACTATATGAACCTGAATTGTCACCATACGATATGTTAGAAGGTGATATTGAGGCGATATTAATCTTTTTGAGAAATACGTCTTTTGGTCCTGAGTATAACTTCACATTAATTGACCCTGAAACAGGAAAAGAATTCTCACATTCTATAGTTTTAGATGAATTGACGTTTATAAAACCAAATGTTGAACCTGATAGTGAAGGTTTATTAAAAACAACATTACCAAAATCAAATGTTGAAATTAAATTAAAATTATTAACTTACGGTGAATTAATGGATATTGACAGAGCAACAAGAAAATATGTTGGAGGTCAAGTCAAACCTATCGTAACTAATAAACTATCAAAACAAATTGTTGAAATCAACGGAAGTAGAGATGCGAACGAAATCACATCATTTATTTCTAAAATGCCAATTATGGATTCTAAGTACATTTCTAAATTCATTTTAGAAAATGAACCAAGAATTGATTTTAACAGAGAAATTATAGCCCCGTCAGGAAAAAAGGTTCTTACAAAGATTACCTTTGGGGCGGAGTTTTTTCGCCCTTTCTTCTAAGTATTTAGACAATTTATTAGACCAATATTATTTGATGGGTAAAATGCTTCATACATCCTATTCGGATTTTATGAACATGCCTATTTATATTAGAAATGCGATTACTAGTAAGATAATCAAATATAATAGTAAAGGTAAATAAAGTATGCAGGCAAATCAGGGAGGTGGTGGACAAAGTTCACTTACAAACGAAACGGTTTTAAAAGGTATGATTCCTGGTGCTGTCCAAATCGATGCGGTAAAATCAATATTAAAATCAATTGAAGTATATTCAAATTTAAACCAGTCTGTTGTTGATTATGGTACATTCATCGGTCAAAATGTTGCTTACCAAGAATTACTTACTCAAAAAGCAATTGAGTTTGGAAAACAACAAACCTTAAACATAAAGTCTACATCAGATTTTGAAAAAGTATTTTTTCAAATAAACCAAGAATTTAGTTCAGCTTATGGTAGAATTTCTTTGTTAACTAATGAACAAGTTGGGAATGTTGTTAAATATTCAGATGTTTTAAAAATAGCGTCCTCTGATTTATTAAACAACTTTTCTGATATTGGGTATTCAGTTGATGATGTTACTAAAGTAACCGCTGATTTAGCCAAATCTTCTAATAAATTTGCGGTTCCATTACAATTAGTAGCTAATGAAGTAATTCCTAAATTATCTTTAATAAATAAATTAGGATTTACAAATGGTGTTGAGGGTCTTACCGAAATGGTTGCTCAATCTAAATTATTAGGTTTAAGTTTTGAAAAAGTACAACAATATGGTGAAAAAATGTTTGACCCTGAGCAAGCTCAAATGGCGGCAAACAAATTTACTATGTTAGGTGCTCAAATTTCAGAATTTAAAGACCCATTTTTTTGGATGGGTTCAGTATATGATGGATTTGAAAAGATTACCCCAAAAGTATCTGAGTTATTTTCAACGTACTTACAATTTGATGAAGCAACAGGACGATTTAAAGTACCTAAAGGAGCTATTACGGACATTCAAAAATTATCTGAAGAATTTGGTATTACTTATGAAGAGGCAGTTAAAACAGGGGGTCAATTTTTACAAGTTGAAAATCGAGTAAGTAAATTAAAGGGGGCATTTAAAAATTTAAATGATACGGAATTAAGGAGTTTAGCATCAAATGTTGTAACTACTACAGACGCTGCGGGAAAATTAGTGTACCAATTTGATTTGTTTGACAAAGAAGGAAAAACAACTACCGTTTCTAAAACATTAGAACAATTACAGGGTGATTTACAAACACAAGAAGAAATTTTAAAATTTTATAAACCACCTGAATATGAAAAATTGAATAACGATGAATTAGTGGAGACATTAAGACAGGGTTCAATTAGTGTAGGTGAAGAGTATGCTAGATACGGTAAGGTTACCTCTCAACAAATTCCTTTAGAGATGGCTCAAGCAGGAGTCACACCTGAACTTGTGGATAAATCTTTAGAAATTTATAAATCAAACGTTCAAGGGTTTATTAGTACATTTAATAGTTCAAATGCTCAGTTTAAATCGTTTTTGGATGGGTTTAATGGGAACATATCAACCTTTGTTAATAATTTAACGTCAGGTAATTTTCAAAAGGCTTTTGGAGATTTAACTTCTTTAGTTGGACAATTTACAAATGTTGCTGGAACTGGAATATTAGAAAGCATACAAAAGTCTTTTACTAGTATTGTGGATACACAATTACCTAATTTAAGTACTAGTATTGATACGTTAAATAATGCGGTTAACAGAATAAAAGGTGTTTTTGAAAATATTGAAAACTGGTCAAAAGGATTGAATGCTGAAAATGTCTCACAACCCGGCACAAAAGGTCCGAATAATTTAGAAATGAAAGAATTAACGGGGGGTCTTTCTGCAGCTATGCAAACGCCAAAAGTTAACGAAGTTGATTTTTCAAATATTAAAGATATGAATTTAACTACTGAAAATACTACTAATAAAAATGTTAATGGTAAAGTAATTTTAGAAGTTACATCATCTGGTAACCTTGATAAGGGTACGATGGAATCCTTTAAAAAAGAAATTATGCAACCATCATTTTTACAACCTTTAAAAGTGGCGTTGGAAAACATGATATAGAAAATTACAATTCTTCTATTTATTAGAAAACACAAATAATGTCAGATGTATTATCTTTTAATGGTTCAAAACAGTTTAGGGATAAACTTATAACAAGAAATTTAGTTCCTTACTATGTTGAGGGGTCTTACGTACCGCCCAACGCACCATTAAACTATGAAATAGTTCAACAAGATAATTCACCAATTGATAGTGAAAATATAAGCTATGAAATTTTATCTGAACCTGAAAACGCGACAATTATTAACAAGTACCAACCTGAAAACTTTTTTGATGGTGCTGAATTCCTATCAGTTGTTGACCCACCAGGGGTTAATGAGGGTTTATTAAAAGATTTATCAACAGGTCCAAACGGAGAGTATATTGATTTTGTTGCTCCTGAATATAGTATATATGAAATTTTAACAAATACTAGTCAAAATTTATCTAACGATACCTTCATTCAAAGATTGGCGGCTCAAAGACTTAAAGAGATATTTGAAGAAAGGATTGCTTCACAAATTGAAAGATATACAATAGGTAGAGTTAATTTAAGTGCATTACAAGACCCATTTAATGCTAGTTTAGTTTTAAATGGACAACAACCTGTCATATATGATGATTTCACAATTACGGTACCTGACGGACCAATAGATATTGCGTTATTTTTTCTACAAAGATTATCCGGTACTTATATTCCTGTTTCACCAATTGAAGGGGATTATACGACACCTGTTGAAAAGCAAAAAACTGCTGCCGGTCAATTAATTGCAAATACTGGACTTGGAAGATTAGTTGGTAGATTATCTAATCGAGTATCTAATTTAATTAATTCTTCAGAAAAATTTTTACAAAACACGGGTACAGGTCAAAAAAGGGCAATGTTCAACAGTATTGGATGGAATAGATTTAAACCACCATATGTTGATGCAATAGCTGGAGGACAGGCAATTGCTAATTTATTTAACAAAAATCAATCATATACTAATTTTTATGTTGGTAGTGAACAAGAAGAAATTAATTTTATAAATTCACCTGCAAGTTTAATACCTACAGACGCTTATGGTAATCCAATGAACATTATTGTTTATGGACCAAATAAGCTTGCTGATTTATATGAAGAAAATAGTACTTTAATTTTTGGTAACAATAGTCAAACTTATGCCGATAGACCAGCACTTGATGGTGGATTTGTTTGGATAAGTGAAGAGACAAAATCTGAGGCTGGTAAAAAGGTGGGACAAGGTGGGGAACTATACGACTCTGACCCAAACTTTAATCAAATTTCTCCATACTACGAACAAGTTACATCAACAAACTATGATTTGAAAAAAGGGTCGATTTTAGATGAAACTCAAAGAATTGTTGATTCTGCTCCTAAGAAGGGTAAAGAAAGATTAGAACACGTTGGTAATGCCATTAACCAAGTATCAAAAGTATTTTTTGATGGTTATAAAGAAATTACCAAAGGTTCTCGAGTTAAAAAATATGTAACTAAAAACGGAAAAGAAGTTGGAGAAGAATATGGAAGAGTTTTCACTAAAGATAATCCATATTTTGCGTATGGTAATTTACAATCTACAATAGCTAATACATCAGGTTTAGAAACAAGTGGAAATATAAGAAGGTCGTCATATTCTGTTTTAGACTCAACATACAATCTTAATATTAACCCATATAAGACATCTTCCACAAATCTTAACAATCCTACTGGTGGTCCTGCAAATGTTAAAAAATATATGTTGTCTATTGAGAATTTGGCTTGGAAAGGAAGTTCAGAATATCTTGATTTACCCGATATTGAGAAGGGACCAAATGGAGGTAGAATTATGTGGTTCCCACCTTATGACTTGACATTTGATGATAATTCACAAGCGCAATTCGATGCTACTGACTTTTTAGGTAGACCAGAGCCAATATATACGTATAAAAACACATCAAGGTCAGGTAATCTTGGATTTACAATTATTGTTGACCACCCTTCGGTTTTGAATTTAATTGTTAATAAAGTTTTACAAGGAGAGAGTTCGAGGATAACTGATGAGGTTGTTGATTCATTTTTTTCAGGTTTAAAAAAGTATGATTTATACGAGATTGCTAGAAAATTTAATACTGTTAGTAGAACTAATTTAGAACAATTATATAACGATGTATTAAGTGATGCGAATTCTTCTGATGAGGCGAAAAGACAAGCGGCAATTGCCTTAGGTTCTACCAGTACTACACCTAATGTTGAATTACCTGAAGTAGGTATTGATTATAATGACTATGGATTTTATTTTGACATAACGTCAACATCATCTTACCAAGATGATTATGATAATTATTTAAATAATTTACCAAACATATTAGTACAAGCCGGTTCATTTTCTTCTCAAACTGAAACTTTCTTTAATGAAGTAATTAAATCAAATTTTGATAAAGCAGATGCAATAAGAACCAAGGTTAAATCATTAATTGAAAATGATAACATGAATGTTATTATTAGGATTAATGGTAGTAAAACAATTGGAGAAAGTGACAATTCATCAGTACAATTAGCGAATCGAAGATTAGAATCGGTTAAAGGTTTCTTTTCTGCCGCTGGTCTTGACAAGTATTTTGAAAATGAAAAATTGAGGATTGTTGGTACAGAGACTTTAGGAACATTAACTGATGGTATTGCTAGAGAAGGTAGTTCTGAAACAATTAATTGTTCCGAAACTTTAACAGGACAAGAAATACAATATTCATATAAAGCATTAGCTTGTAGAGCGGTTCGTTTTGAAAACATAGTTGTAAACGCTCCATCGGCAAATGTTAATAATCAGGGGACTCAACAAACTCCTGAAAATAACCCTAATGCTAAAACGTTAAATGGTAGAAAACCACAAGGAAATCAAGGTGCTACACCAAACGCACAAGGATTAAGTAAAAAAATAATAAGACAATTATTAGTTGAGTCTGATTATTTTGAAATTCTAAAAAAGGATAATCCTTTCTTTTATGATTCAATTAAAAGTAAAATTAAATACTTCCATCCTGCATTCCATTCTATGACACCCGAAGGTTTGAATAGTCGTATTACTTTTTTAAATCAATGTGTTAGACCTGGAAAAACAGTATCTACAAAAACGAGTGAAGGGAGTTTAGTTTCAAATGACGCAATTAATACTAATTTTGGTAGACCACCTGTTTTAGTTTTAAGAATTGGAGATTTTTACAATTGTAAAATTATTCCTGGAACTATGAAGTTTGATTACGATGAACATCAATTAGACATTAATCCTGAAGGTATTGGAGTACAACCCATGGTAGTTAAAGTTAGTTTGGACTTTGAAATGATTGGAGGTCATGGGTTAAAAGGACCTGTCTCTGAACTTCAAAACGCATTATCATTTAATTTCTATGCTAATACTGAAATGTATGATGAAAGAGCGACACCGACTGAGGATACAAGTGCGGTTGACGTTTCATTATTGGCGGCTATTGTTAATCAAGAACCCGCGTCAAATCTAAAAGATGTCTCAAATATTTTAGAAAATGACGGAGGAACAACAATTGGAAACATTACGAATAATGTCCCATCAGGAAATACTCAAAGTGGGGTAATCGAATATAAAACATTTTTTGATAAATTGGTTGATAGTACTAAGAGTTACTTTGAAAAAATAACATCAACATCTGAAAGCGTAATAAATGAATACAATTACGGAGTTTGGAAACAGATGATTAGTGAAATTAATTTTAGGGCTGGATTTATTGACAATCTACAAAATCCATCAATTACAGCAGTTAAGATTTTTGGTAAACCTACAAATTATGAACAAAATTTAACAGATGTAAAAGATGAGTTGATTACTGATATTGACACTGACCAAGAACCTTTAATTGAACAATTAAATGATGATACCGCAATCACAGATGGTAATAAAGAAATTGTAAAAAATAATTATAAACAATATATTAATAATTATTTCGGAACTTTTGTTGGTGGGGTTGGTTCAAAAACTCAGGATGTTGGAAATTACCAAGCTGATTTTTATCAAAATTTTAGAAAAATGGATTTTATTTTAACTAAAAATGATGGTAAAATACTTACAGATGGTAACCAAAAAATTTATAGTTTAACAGGTGAAACAGTACAAGTTGAAACTGATTTAAGTTCCGATTATTTACAAATTGGAACTGATATGCAATCTTATTATGATTTATTATTAACTAATAATGTAATTTTAGAAATTGATGAACCCGATGTTTTATTTACACCATTAACAGGATTGATAAATACTGATGAAAAAAATAGACTATATACTATTTTGTCACCTGTATTTTTAGATGTTAATAAAAGAAATGAATTATCGACTGAGTTAAAGAAAAATTTATTACCTGTTAGTTCTGCGGAAACCATACAATATATTGATAGTTATGTTGAAGGAATTGCTTTAGATTTCCAAACAGAAAAAACTGCCGAGGTTGAACTAATAACAAATTTAAAATCTTCGACAGATTATCAAACGTTTGCTAACTATAATCCAAATGTTAGTGGAGTTGCAATTAAAGGAAAAAATAGGAATTATACTTATACCACACCTAAAGATGATGCGACTGCAAAAACCAACCTTAAACAAATCTATCAAACTCAAAATTTGAACCAAGATAAAACAACATATAACGGTAAAAAAGTTTTTAATTAATGGCTGATTTATATTATAATCGATATACAAATTTTAATTTTAATGGGCAGTTCATTAATGTTCCATATGTAAAATTACCTTCTAAGTCTACAGATAAGACAATTACTTATAAAGTTGGTAAAACTAGATTAGATAAGGTTTCCCAAACTTACTATGGTACACCATTTTTTGGGTGGTTAATACTTCAGGCTAATGGTATATATGGTGGGTCTGAACTTGAGATACCTGATAATAGTATATTGATAATACCATTCCCTTTACAGCCATCTTTATTAGATTATAAATCGGCGACCGACCAATATTTCTTTTATTATGGCAAATAAAAATATATATGTAGACATTAACCAAGACAATATTTTTGTAGTTGACCCAAACAGAGTTTTTAATTCTGAGGGATTGTCAGAACCTAGATACGTAAACCAAGATGAATTGGTAATGTACGTAAATTTAGAATGTGATTTAGTTCCAAGAAGTAGATTAGTAAGTGGTGCCGATGGTAAAAGTGGTAAACTACTAACGGTCGCGTCAGGGTCTATCAATTTTTTAAATCCAAATGGAAATAAAAAAATGACAACTGATTGGACTGAATTGGTTAGTGAACAAAACGGAGACCCATCAATCATTAATAATGAGTTATTAGGGATTACAAGAATTAGTTATCGAATAAAACAAAGTTTTATTGCTTCATGTACTATTACATTAGAAGATGTTAGAGGTAGGGCATTATTTGAGTCTGGTGACAATTCAGTTTATTCTGCTTTTTTTAATTTCCCACCACCAATTTTTTATTTAACTTTAAAAGGATATTATGGTAAGGCTTTAAGAGTAAGACTATGGTTACAAAGTTTTAATGCAGCATTAAATTCATCAAGTGGTAATTTTGAAATACAGTTAGAATTAACATCTGAAGATTTTGGAGTGTTAAAGGATATACAATATGGTGCAATTATGGCGGTACCGCAAATGTATAATAAAAGAGTTAGTCAAAATACTCAGACATCACCTGTAAATCAATCAAACCAAAGTTCTGAACCTGTTACTGACATGGTTGTTAATGGTGGGTTTGAAAAAATGAAATTAGTCTACGAAAATTACAAAAGTAGAAATTTGATACCTCAAGATTTTCCTGTTATGACAATACAACAACTTATTAATAAGTTGGATAATTTTGTATTTGACACATTAGCAAACCAAGGAAAACAATCATTTACTTCTTATACTGATTTTGAAAATTATAAAAAACTATTACAATCTTATATTGACGAGGTTGTATTAGATTCTAATTCTTGGTACAACAAATATATGGATATAAAAAATCCATTTATTGTTACCGAAAATAATGTTAATTATAAAGTTTACACATTCAAACCTGAGATAAGTGATACAATATCACCGAAAAAAGAACTTGAAGAAATTTTAATAAGATATAATCAAAAAATTAATGAAAATTCTACATTTGGTAATGAGGGTAATAAAAAGATATCATTCTCAATTACACTAAGAAATGTTGAGGCGTTGGGTTTTGTTCAGACAGATATTAACGATTTTGAAACATTAAAATTACGAAATAATGGAGTCGACCCAACAGATGAACAAATTGCAAAATTTCAAGATAGTACGATATTAACTTTTGCAAACGCTGACCAAATTCAGGCAAATGGAGGATATGGGTTTTATAGATTTACAGGATTAAATTATTTCTTTAATATTATTGAGGATGTTAGAACACAATTAAATGCGTACAATAAAGAAATTGAACAAGAACTTTCTGATGAGTTAGATAAAATTTTAGAATCAAATAAAGGACTTGGATTTAAACCTACTTTAAAAAATATACTTGCGGTAGTATTAGCCCAAACAGAAGCATTTTTACTTTTATTGGATGATGTACATGTAAAGGCATTTAATGTTCGAGATAGTTTAGTTAGAAAAAATGCTGTAACATTAAGTAACATACCTCAATTATCGGATGTTAAACCTCAACCTGACGCGCCTGTTTTTCCTTGGCCTCAGTTTTTGGTTTCAAAGATTGTTGATGGAAATGAAACATTTCAAAGTGAATACCCCGGTGATAAAAACTATATATCATTAACCAAGGCTACAAATAAAGAACTTTGGCCTGAGGTTGAATTTGTTGAAGAATTTATTAAAGGTTTCACAAAAAGAAATTTAGACCCTCAAACACCCCAACCAACTACAAATTTAGATATTGTTAATAGATTATTACCTTCAGGTTTTGATACTCCACCATCCAATATAGTGTATTCAAATTTAGAAGTTATTAAATTCTTATTTGAAATTGAAGAGAGATTAGAACTTATATCAAAGTATCAAGGATATACAAGAGCGGATTATGGACAAATAATTCCATATATCTCAGAAGCTGAAAGTACAAGTATTGTAAATGCGATTTTATCGAAAAGTATTGAATTAGTTAATATCTTAAAAGGTGCTGATTTTACACCACAAACTTTTTTAGATTATCTAAAAAGTGTTTCAAATAATGGTAAATCAAGTAACTATATAAATTTTGAAAGAGGTAACATAGTTACTGATTATTTAAAAGATGAGATTAACAATAGTTTTAGAATATTAGAAACTGATTTACCAAAAATACAAGTTAAATCAACTAAAGAAAATACGATTAAAACATATATAGAGTCTACAAAACATAATGATTTAAGTTTCACCGACATATATCCGTTTATTGATAATAATTGGGATAAGAGTAATTTGGCAAATGGTACTTTAAATTATAGTTTTAAGAAGGCATTTGATACTCGATATTCATTATTTTATAATGAAAATATTAGAAAGTTTGCAAACTATAAAGATGAAAACGTTACAAAATATACAGGTAATGTTAATACTAATCGACCATTTACAGATTTTAGAGTTTTAACAAATAAAATAACAAATCCTGTTAATTTACAAAGTTTTTATTTAAACAGGAACGGAAGTAATATGGTCCTTACAGAAGGGGATTATGGAAGTAGTTTAACAACTTCTATGTTGAATACTAGTATTTTTACAAATGCTATGTATGATGGGATTTTAAACCAAAGAGATGGTCTTGAATATCCTTATAAAAGTGCGGCGTTTTTATTTTTGAATAGTTTACCATTAGCAACTCTCAGAGAATCTTTTAGAGATTTTGATGAATCTGAGGGTACCGAAACTGGTTTAATTGCTGCCAACTTTAAAAAATTTGGAGCTATAAATTATGTACCAAAACTATGGGCAATGAAGATTGGTTCTATTTGGAATAGGTACAAAAACAAAATAGAAACAAATAATGATATAATTGGAACTAAACAATTATTGGTAAATGAGTTTTATGATAATTCACAAACAAGTATTCAAGTTACTAATGATATGTCGTGGGTGTCGGACACACTTTATAGAATAACATATGAAGGACAATTAACTGACATACGATTATTCCAATTAAATTATCAAGGTACTAATGCTTTGGTTAATTTAGGATTTTATCCATATCTTATTAATGATATATATTACTTTTTAAATGGGTTTAATATTTTTGACCCTAATGTTACACAAACTCCTCAGTCTGTTGAAACCGCAATTAATGACAAAATTAATAGTGGAGAAATTAAATTATATAAATCAACTAATGCGTCAATTATAAAAACTAATTTTAGCCCACCATTAGTTACCAATCTTTATGTTTATACTTGGACGGTATTGATTAAAAAAATTGATGATAATACGTGGTTTACTTGTCCCTCATTTGGAACAACACAAAATCAATTAAGTGATGAAATTACTAATACTGAAATTTTACAACATTTTAGTTTATTTGATGGTTCGGCAAGATTTCTATGGGGAGCTCCAAATTACGGGTCGTTTGATGGAAATGAGTTTGGTACAAAAACTGATGAGTATTTAAAATTAATTAATACAGGGGGTACTAAACAAATTGCATTTGATTTGATTAATTCAACCTCAATTGAAGAAATATTTTCAGTATTTGAAAAAAAAGAATTAGATGCTTTTGAAAGTTTATTTTTAGATTATTGTAAATCAAGTAAATCCACAACCGACGATTTTAATTTTGAAACTCACATAAAAACATTATTAACATCAACATATAATTTAGATGGAAATACTGATGATAATAATATTGTTGAGGTACAAAACAAACAACTTGATAAATTTTCATCACAATTAAAAAAATATTTAAATTACAATATTTTAATATCTAAGGCGAATCCTACAGGGTATAATGAAAAATCTTTTAAGAGTTTGTCATCAAATCCTTTACCTGACTCAAGTGTTCAAATTTTTTATGCGACAGGTACTGCAAATGCTGTTCCAACCGCAACAAACTCAATTGACCTTGCAACGTCTCAATCAAATTATCCTGAATCTTGGAAAGCTTTAAAATTGTTTGTTGGGTTTTCTACAATACCCGAATTACAATATACCGATGATGGTTCATACATTACAGACTTCTTTGAAACTTGTAATATTGGATTTGTACCTGAAAATATTGAATACTATGCAACATTAATCAAAATATTTGCATCTCAAAAATTAATCAACAATAATTTAACTTTTGAGAATTTTAAAACTTTATTAGATGATTATATCTCATCAAATAACACTTTAAAAAACGAAATTTTTGTACAAACATTTCAAAATTTAAAAAGTAAATTACCCGACTCATCACCAACTGAGGAGAATATTGACTTTTCACCTGTTGATGCATATGTAACTAAAATTGAATTGTATGACACATTTAAAGCTTTAAATGATAAATGGGTTGGAGGAAACAATTATGGCGCTGAGACTTTATTAGAAAGTGTCTTATTAATAGATAGGGCGAATCGAAACATAAGTGATTTAATTATTGCCGACACAAAGTTTGTGAAAGAGTCCTTACAACAATATGGCAATCGATATAATATTCATAATTTAATTAAAGATTTTGTTATCCATCATGGATTTGTTATAACGTATAACCCAACCTATATTAATTATTATAACCAACTTGTACCGACAGATAATAACATAGACTTATCTGAATCACAAGAATTATTTGCCGATAAATTATTTGGAACCTATGATGTTGTAGATTATCAAGAGTCAAAACCAAAAATAGTTTGTGTTTATAAAAACACTCCATCATCACAATTAGATAATAATAATGTTAATAATGGGTATAATAATGATGGGTTTGATTTAAAAAATTTACAAACGCCATTAATTGAAAATTTAACGGTTAAAGAAACTAAAAAAGATTATGCTCTTTCAAATAAAGTAGTTGGATTTGTGGTCGATTTTGGATTACAAAACCAATCGGTATTTAATGATATATCATTAAATCAACAAACAGGGGAACCTACTGCAGAATCATTAGACGCTCAATATCTCTTGGCAACATCTAGTTCAGGTATACAGACAGCAACACAATCAGTTTCGTTAATGAATGTTTTTAAAACTAGAGCATATACTGCGACTATTAGTTGTTTTGGTAATATGATGATTCAACCAACAAATTATTTTATATTGAGAAATACTCCGTTATTTAATGGTACATACTTAATTACTGAAGTAACACATGAAATAACTAATGGAAATTTTGAAACAATCTTTAATGGGTTGAGAATCCCTGTTAGAAGTTTACCAATAACTAATCCATTATTAACAACAATAAAACAAAATTTATTAACAGATGTTAGGAATAATTATCAAAATAGTGTCCAAACACAACAACCTGTAACTACAACAACTACAAATGTTGTACAACAAAAAACAAATACTTCAAATAATATTTTGACAACTAATAAAATTGCTAATGTTCAAAATTGTACACCGACATTTAACAAATATCAGAATTACACATCAATAACTCCTGAAGAAAATAAGTATACGTTAAGTGCAGTTACAGATTACGTTAAAACTTTAACAATATTATATAACGAAAGATTATTAACTTTAGTTTATCTAATGTCTCAAACATATAATAATACTACTTCATCTTTTGTTTGTTATAATAATAATTTAGGAAATATTAGTTTAGATGTAACAAGTGGATGGGGAGGTAATTTAGCTGACTTATTTGAAAATCAATTCATTTGTTTAACTAATGATGCTAATAATACAGGTTCATTTGCGGTGTTTAGTACAAAGGAAAAGGGTATTCAATTTGTCTATAAAAAATTCATTAAGAAAATTTATACAACTGCGGTCACAAATAATGTTGACTCTGACATATTCAGTCAACAATTTGTAAAACAATTAATATTGGACACTTCAGGTAATAATGATATTACTTACTATGACACTTACAAAAAGACAAATCAGAGTTCTGTAACCGAATACGAAAAGGTTATTAAGAATTATTATAATTTAGTAAAAAACACTATAAATTAAAAATTTGTATTTAATCGTATATTTATAAATAAAAAATTGTTATGAACGCAAAAGACGCATTAGACAAATATCTTGGAAAAAATACAAGAATAACTGAGACTGACAGAGGTAATGGTTATAAAGAAGTTTGTGATTTAGATACCGGTGAATGTTATACTCTTAGAATGAAAGATGGTTTGATTGAGAGAGTTAATAATACTATGTATACTAATAGAAAAATTAATGTTGAAACAACACAAGGAATTAAACAATTATTAAACGGATAACATGAGCAAAGTTTCAGAAAAAATTCTACAAGAAATTGCAAGATACAAAACTATAAATAATTATATTTTTGAACAAGAAGTACCACCACCTCCCGGTGGTGATGTACCTCCTCCACCTGAAGGTGATGTGACATTACCATCACCTGACGAGGTAACAACACCCGCACCTGATGCTACGGATGCGGCTCCCACTACCGAACCACAACCAGTAGATATTGAGGCGGATGCTGAGGTTGAAAAAATTGGACCTGAAGGTGAAGAAGGTAACGAAGAGTTAGAAATTACTGATTTAGTAGATGCTCAAAAAAATATTGAAACAAAACAGGATGAGTATTTTAATAATTTATTTAGTCAAATAACTAATTTGGAAAATAAATTGTCTGAGATGGATAAGTTTTTTGATAAACTTAATAGCATTGAAACTAAAATTGAAAAATACAGAGAAAAGACTCCACAAGAGAAATTAGAATTGAGAAGTATTGACTCAGGACCTTTTAATCAAAAATTAACTGATTTTTTCCAAGACAAACAAGAGGATATTGAAAAGTCTGGAAAAAATGAATATGTTTTAACTGCGGACGAGGTTGAAGATTATACACCTTCTGAAATTAAAACTACTTTTAACGACTACGAACAAGACACACAAACATTCAAACCGATTAAATTTTAATTACGGGTTTGACATTTACGGCTGACACACTTACATTTGTTTATTAACTATTAATTTATATATAACATGGCGACAAATTCCTTAGATGCTGTACTCGCTCAGTATGAAAAAGCGAAAGGTGGAACAGGTTCCACAAACAAAATGTCTCAAGAAGACAGAATGAAAAAGTATTTTGCGGCTATTCTTACGCAAAACGAAACATCAGGTCAAAAAAGACTTCGTATACTACCAACTCCTGACGGGTCATCACCCTTCAAAGAAGTTTGGTATCATGAAGTTCAAGTTGAGGGTAAATGGAATAAAATCTATGACCCTGGAAAGAATGACAATGAGCGTTCACCTTTGACAGAAATTCACGATGAGTTAATGTCAACAGGAAAAGAATCTGATAAAGAACTTGCAAAGGCTTACAAACCTCGTAAATTCTACATCGTTAAAGTAATTGACCGTGATAACGAAGCGGACGGAGTTAAATTCTGGCGTTTCAAACACAATTACAAGAACGAAGGTATCTTAGACAAAATCATTCCAATTTGGAAAGCTAAAGGTGATATTACTAACCCTGTAAATGGTCGTGATTTAATCATCGAATTGGCTAAGGCTAAGACTCCAAAAGGTGCCACTTACACAGTTATTCAGACTGTAATGCACGACGACCCATCACCTGTTCACACAGATGCTGAAACTGCTAAGTCTTGGGTAGAAGACCCACTTACTTGGGCAGATGTTTACTCTAAAAAACCTGTTGAGTATTTGGAGGCAATTGCTCGTGGAGAAACTCCAAGATGGTCATCTGAATTGGGTAAATACGTTTATGGTGATAGTACATCAGATGAAAGTACTATTGGTGGAGCATCGTATGTTGACCCACAAGCTGGTGACGAACCCGATGGTGATTTACCATTCTAATTTATAAAAGGATGAGTACTAGTATAGACA